GCCGGCCTGCCGTGTCGGTGGAGAAGACCTGGACGCGATCGCTCTCGGCCAGGATGCCGTCGAACTTGAGGCCGGCCGTGTCGGCAGCGTGGTCCACCGTGCCCTGCAGGTCCGCGCTGCCCACCACAATGGCCATCATCTGGCCCGGGTAATAGGTGGTGGCGCTGGTGTGCTGCGTCAGGCGCTCGAGCTTGTCGTCCCCCCAGGGCGTGGTCGCCATCGGGACGCGCGCGGTTGCATTCGCCATCGTGCTGATCCTTTGTGTGCTGTCGTCGTGGCTGCTGTCCTGGTTCCTGTCCGAGCGCGGCTGCTAGCGACGGCCGCTGATGTTGAGGAAGCGCTCCGCGGTGAAACCCGGCTCGCTCTTCTGCCGGCTCTTGAATGCCTTGACGAAATCGTCCTTGGTCGTCGAGAGCTTCTGGAAGCTCTCGCTGAACTGCTCGTAGTGGGCCTCGACCTTGGCGATCTCGCTGTCGGCCGGCGTCTCGGCGGCGCTGCCGCGGCCCGAGGACCTGGTGCGCTCGCCGTACTTGAGGAGTACCGGCCGGTCCTCGATCTCGCGCATCTGCAGGTCCAGCTCGGTCAGCTCGAGCGTCTTGCCCTTCTCGGAGAACTTGCGCACAGTGGCGCGGGCGTCGGCGCGCATCAGGCGGTCGATCAGGGTCGGCCGCTTGCCGCCGGCGTCGTCCAGTTCGCTGGGCAGGATCTTGCCGGCCTTCACCTGCGCCTCGCAGAAGGCGGTGATGTTGGCGCGGCGCTGGTTGGCGGACAGCTGCTCCGTCTGCTCCCGGACGGCGCCGAACTCCCTGCGCACCTGGGTGACGGCCTCCTTGACCGCGGCCTTCACCACCTTCTTGACTGCTTTTTCAGAGTAATAGCGCGTCTTCGTGGTCGACATTTTCCTGGGCCGGCGGTTGCTCATGTCGCTCGGGCGCGGGGTCAGCCTGGGCATGTCTTCCTCTTTCTCGGTTCCGGAGGCGCCGCCTTCCCCCATGGCGCGCTCGTCCTGGCCGTCGCAGTGGTCGCGGGCCTCGCCCTCGCCCTCGTCCTCGTCGTCCTCATCCTCGGCGTACTCGCTCTCGCGGTCGTCGGCGTCCCCATCGCCGTCGCCATGGTCCTGGGCCTCCCCTCGGTCGTCCTCATCCCCGGCGTGATGCTCGGCCTGCTGGGCCTGATGCTCCTCGTCCTTGGCCTCGCAGACGCGCAGCATTTCCTTGAGCGCGCTCTCGGGCGCATCCTTGAGGGCGGCCATGTCGAGTCCGTGCTTTGCCAGGGCTTCTTCGAGATCCTTGCGTTCCATGGTGTCGCCTTTGCTGTCGAGGACCCGTACTTCGCTGAAGCAGCGATAGAGCCCCGGAGTCTTCGTCTCACGAACCTCGGACAGAACGACGGTCGGCCGCGGGCCGCGCTCGCTGTGCCCCTCGACGGTCGGGATGGCGTCCAGGCCCTTGAGCTGCGGCTGCTCGCCGCCCAGGGCGGCGATCCGGCGCAGGCTCCGTCCCTTGACCGGCACGCCCTCCACGGTGCCTTCGTCGTAGACCTCGGCGCTGACGCCCTTGTAGGCGCCGCCCTTGAGGAGCCGGGCGACTTTCCGGGGCACCTCGCCGAACTTGAGCTGCAGGACGTCGCGCTGCCCCTGGCCCTTGCACTCGGGGCACTTGCTGCCGTCCACCTGGCCCTTGCCGCGGCAAATGGGACAGGTTCGGCGCATTACCCGGGCCGCCTTGGCCCAGCCGGCGGCCGGCAGGTCCGTCCGCTCGAGGAGGTCCTGATTCTCCTCGTGGCCGAGCACCAGGGGGATCCGGATGATCGGCCGCGGACCGCTCGACCAGCGCCGGAAGTTCCGGGCCATGTCGTGCAGGTCACGGCCGGAGTATTCTTTGCCGCGGCGGCTTCCGGCCGCAAACACGTCGGTCCAGGGCAGGGAGCCCGCCTGCTCGCTGAAGGCAGCGCTGCCGGCCGGCGGACTGGATTGCTCCTCGAAGGCGGCATCGGCGCTCTGGAGGGCCTCGACCAGCTTGCCCCGGTGCAGGTCGATGGCGCTGGCCAGGAGCGCCTCGTACCAGGTCAGTTCCGCCGGCGGGCCGGCTGCGAGCCTGGCGAAGCGTGCCAGCTGCCGGGCGATGATTTCGTCCTCGCCGTGATGCGCACTGCCTGCGCCCTTAGCTTTGGCGCGGACGGCCGCGTGCGCCGCCCTGAGCAGGGCGACGGGGTTGCCGCCCTTGGCGGTGTGGGCGGCGACATTCTTGCCCAGCCAGGCCAGGGAGGCGACGGGAGTGTAGTAACCCGCCTTGGCCGCCAGGAAGGCCAGCGGGCCGGTGGCAATCTCGGCCGTCTCGATCGCCCAGTGAGCGATCGGGATGTTCGGTCCCCACTTGGCCACCGCGTCGGCGATGCCGACCCAGCGGGCCGTGCGATCGACCTGGGCCTTTTGCTCGGGGGTCACGGAGCGCTCGCGGGCCACCTCGGCGGCCAGCTTTTGCGCATAGCTGTAGGGGGTCTGCAGGGCGTGCTCGAGCTTGCCGGCCAGCCGGACGGCGCCCTTGACGATCTTGCGCCCACGCCGGCCGAGCTGGCGGGCCAGGGCGTCCCTGGCGGCGCGGCCGGCACCGGCCACGGCATTGGCGGCACCGCCGAGCACCTTTTGCCGGGTCTGGACGACCTTCCTGGTGCCGGGCACCTGGACGGCGCCCTCGCCGCGGCGCTGCTGGGCCAGGCCGCGTTTCGTGGCCTTGGCCGACGTCGTCTCGGGGCAGGGGCCGGGCTTGCCGGCATTCGTGCCCTGGCTGCAGTATTTGTCGAGGTACTCGTCCGCCTTGTGGAGCGCTGCCGCCACCGCCTGGTCCTCAGGATGGCCGGCGCGGACCATCTCCCGGATGTTGTGGGAGACGACCTGTCTGGATTTGCCCGGGGACAGCGGCATGAGGCAATCATGCCGGGACCGCCTATCCGGCTGCCAACCGGCACAGCTAGGATGGAGCAGACACCGCGGATCTCGGGGCGTAAGGAGGTTCACCGATGGAGAGGAAGGCGCAGGAATTCGCATTGCCGTGGCGGGTTGGCGATCGCGTGAGAATACTGCAGTGCCCCGCCAATCCGAGCCTGGAAGGCAGGTCGGCTTGCCCGCCGATCCCTGCGTGTACGTAGACGTCCCTAGCCCGGTTGACTCAGCACTGCACCCGCCTTCTGCAGGCGCTCCCACTGATGCCGCGTGAGCGGCTGGAAGTTGCAGCGGCAATTGAAGATCCTCTGCCCTCTCACATCGCCAAAGCGCTGGTTCTTGCTGTAGTAGCGGCCGAAGTGCGGCTCGTGGTCCTTGCCCTGGCGGCCGTCGGCGATGCCGAGGTAGCGCCAGACCGGGAAGGTGCCGACCACCTCCGGATCGCGCAGCTCGGCGTCGGCGCCCTCGGTGTAGGCGCGCATGGCGTTGGTCCGGAAGACCATCTCCGCGTACTGGGGGTTGCGCGGTGCCACGCCGGCGGCATCCAGGAGCACCTGCAGGCGCTGGGCTCCCTGCAGGCGCCCCTGTTCGAGCGTCTCGGCGATGGCCGCCTTGACCCGGTCGAGAAGAGTCCGTTCGGTCGCCACCGCCAGCGTGAAAGCGCCCCGCTCGTGTCGGCGGGCAAAGGGCGCCGTGGCCAGGCGCAGCCGCGGCACCAGCCGCCGGAACCAGGCCACCGCGGCCCGGGGTGCCAGGGGCTGGATGCCCCCGCTGCCCTCGTCAAAGCAGCAGAAGTCCGTCGGTGTCTCCTCGGTAAACGCGGCGTCGTGCCGCTCGGCCTGCTCCTGGCGGCGGCGAATGCGGGCGCGGCCAAGTAGCTCGGCCGTCGCCGTCACGGCGGCCAGGGCCAGGGCCAGCTGGCGGCGCTCCTGGTCGCTGAAGAGGCGCTGCCCATGGCCGTGGCCGGCGATGATGCGGCCCACGGCGGCAGCCGTCAGCCGGTGCAGCAGCTCGGCGCCCTGGCGCTGGGCCCGTCCGAGTAGCCGTGCCGCTTCGCGACCGTCGGCGCCGGCCAGGGCGGTCTGGTCCTCGAGGGGCGCCGCGCCGGGAACAGGCGTCTGTTCCTCGGCCAGGTCGGTCGCGTCGGTAGTCAGGCCCTCCGCCGTCAGGGCGGCGCGGAGCCGAGCGTCGTCCAAAGCGGGGGGCTCGGCTCCGGCGGCGGCATAGACGGCGGCCACCAGGGCCCGGACCTCGGCGCTGAGATCAGACATGGGCGTGCTCCACGGTTCCCCACGTGGCCAGAGATTCATCCTCCGCGGCCCGGATCTCGGCCAGGCGGTCGCGCCAGGTGATCGGGGCCGTCCAGCGCACGCGCAGGCGCACCAGCGCTGCCGTCGCCTGCCGCGTCGGTTGCGGTCGCGCCGCCGGCGGCGGCATCCGGGCAGCAGCGGGCAGCACCTCGATCAGGTCCGGGCCGGGCCAGCGCACCTCGGGAATGGGCGGCGCAGCCGTGGCAGGCACTGCAGCCGGCTCGCTCAGGGACACGGTCGCCCGGCAACGGACGGTCAGGCAGACGCGGCCCCGCAGCTGGTAGCGCCTGGGACGCTCCTGCCGCTCGAGCCACAGCCAGGCAGCGCCGGCGCCGCTCGGGGCCGGCGCCGCCTGGCCCCAGCTCCGGCCCCAGGCGCCCGACCAGCTGCTGCCCCAGGCCGGTGTGCTCATCAGCCGGGACCCCAGGGGTTGTTGGCCGTGCCGGCGCCCGCGACCAGGACGTCGTTGACCCGGGCCACGTTGACGCCGGCCGTCAGCGCCAGCACCGGGTCGATTTGCACCCCACTGCTCGTGCTGCTCCAGGCCAGCGCCAGCGCGTTGGCGTTGGTCTCCGCCTGGGCCAGCGGCTGCCAGTAGATGCCGGCGCCGATCTCGGTCGGGTGCGTTGTGGCCAGGGCGCCATTGGCGGCCCCGTCCAGGCTGACGTTGCCCGTGATGTTGGCCGCGTCGCCGCTCTTGGGCCCTCCTGCTCCTGTGTCGTAGGCGAACAGGTAGACCCCCTGGCCGGCCTGATTCTTGAACAGCATCCTAGACCCCCAGTCCGACGAGCTTCGGCCGCCGCCCGCCGCTGCCCGCCAGCACGCCAAATTCGCCGGCGCTATCGAGGAGCAGCGCGAACGGCACGGCTGCCGCCGCCGTGTCCGTCCAGGTGCTCGTGCCGTCGAACAACGTGTATTGCAGCGTGCCCTCGAAGGGCAGGAGCGCCAGGGAATTGCTGTCGGAGTCGAGACTGAGCTGCGCCACCGCATAGGCGTTCGACGAGCTGTCCGCGTTGGTATCCTCGCCGAAGGTGGCGCGGCAGATGGTGCCTGGCTGCACCGTCACCGGGCTGGCGAAGTAGCCGACCAGCCACTGCAGCTGCCCGCCAATCAGGGTCGTGGGCAGGTCGACCGTGTAGCCCTGGTTGCTGGGCGTGCTGCCCGTCCACAGTCCCAGGCGCGGGGCGCCCGTGGGCGTGCCGGTCTTCGAGAACTCCTGCATGGCCAGCCCGCGCACGCGCAGGGCAGCGTTGGCCGGTGTGGTGAACTTCACTCCCGCCTCGCGGCTGCCGTAGACCAGGTCGGAGGCCACGGCGTTCTGCGCCGGCTGACCATCGAAGGTGCCATCGGCATAGGCGATCCGCCCCACGAAGCTGCCCAGGGTCTGACTCCAGGTGGTGCCGCTGTTGGTCGTGGTCGCCCGTCCCCACTGGCCGCGGCCGTTGCCGTTGCCGATCACCGGCTGGATCAGGGGCGTGTTGACGAAGCGCATGATGGGCAGGTTGCTGGCCGGCGCCGCATTGCCGTTCTTGAAGACGATCCAGTATTGCAGACCGGCGGTCAGGACGGTGGTGAAGCCGGTGAAATCGTACCAGCCGGCCGCCGTGATGGTTGCTGTCGGCACCTTCCCTGTTTCGATGGCCGCTCCCGGGGCGCCCGAGCTACCGCTACTGTCGTAGAGGCTGGCCGTGACATCATTGGGCCCGAGTGTCCCGGTCACGGACGCAACGTAAGCGCGGAAGGCGGAGAGCGTGCGGGCGCTATCGGGCACAAAGGAGAGGGCAAACCAGGTGGCCGCTGCATTGAGCGCGGTACTGCCGATGCTGACACTGCCTGGCGTCAGCAGCCCCAGGGACTGGCCGTAGCGATAGGGGGTCGTCATGGCGCCGCCTCAATTGCCCCACCAGTAGGTCTGCGCCTGAATCGCCGATTGCACCTGCGCAAAGGTCGCCGTGTTCGGGTTGACTCCCGCCTGCTGCAGGACGATCAGGAACTGAAACAGCAGGTAGCCGAGGGCCCGCTCGCCGTTCCAGAGAGCGCGCACATCGTGTCCCGAGAAGAGGAAGGTCTCCGGGCCGATGCTGACCTGGTACTGTCCGCCGCCCAGCTGCGTCAGGGCCACGGACTGCTTGGACAGGGCCATGATGGGCTATGCCTCGGTCAGGACTTCGAGGGTCGGACGCACGGTGATCTCGCTGCCCGCCACCCGCACGTCGCAAGGGGCCGGCAAGCCTGCCTCGTCCCGGAGGCTCTCCGCGGCCAGGACGCGGCCCTCGGCATGCTCCAGGCGCCAGCCGATGATGCGCCCGGCCGGCCCGGTGAAGCGAAAGACAATCGTGGCGGTGGCGATGGCGCGCTCCTGCGTCGCCGTGACGCTCCACTGGTCGGGCGGTAAGGGACGCGGGGCATAGCCGCCGCCGGCGGCGCCTGTCAGATGCAGGCTCAACGGGGCGGCCAGCAGAGCGCGCAGCACGAGGCCAGGGTCGGTCACGAGGGGCCGTCCTGCGGCTGCTCCACGACCGCCGTTACCAGGCCCGTCTGGGGATCACGCTCCACCACGCGCCGCACCATGCTGCCCGGCGGCACTGTCACCTGGACGTTAATCGGCTGGGGGGCCGGCAGGGGCGCCGGAGACGGAGGCATGGGCGGCGGCTGGGCCATCTCGCTGTGCCTGGCCACCGGCTCGTGCAGGAGAGCGGCGGCCGTGCGAATCACCGCCGCCGCCGCCTCGGGACCATGCCGACGGCTGAGGCGTGCCGCATAGTCCTCGAGGGCCTCGGCTGGCTCCGGCTCGGGCAGCTTCTTCCGGGGCGGCACCGTCAGAATCGACACTGCATCCTGGTCCGCGTGCTCGGCCGCGGGTTCCTCGTCCTCCGGCTCCGGAGTCGGGGCCGGCTGCGCAGCGTCCTCTTCGCCGGCGGCGTCGTCTTGCTGGTCGCCGATCGGCGGCAAGCCGCCCGGCAGTCCGCTGGGTTGCTGGCCCGGCGCCTGCAGCTGGTCCCTAGGGTCGGTGGCAATCGTCCGCCCATAGCGCTCGGCCAGCTCCTGGAGGCTGAGCGGGAAGCCCATCTGCGCCAGCCCCTGATCGACCGCGATCTCTGCCTGCAGCTCGGCGGGGTCCACCGCCGACAGCGTGGCCCGCGGGTATTCGTCCGCCACGAAATTCAGGTCGACCAGGTCCTTGATGAGCCCGCTATCCTGGTCGTTGAGGACGTTGCAGATTGCATTCGAGAGGTGCCACTTGAACAGGCTGGCCGTGTCCTGATGCACCTGCGAATTGCCGCGCTCCTCCCCCTGGCCGCCCACCAGGGCCTGCAAGGTCGCGCCCTGGATGCCGAGGAAAATCTCCTCGCGCAGGTCGTTGACCGCCTGGGCAAACTGGGCGTCCGCCATGCCGGCGATGTTGACGGCCTCGATCTTGCAGCCCTCGGGCGCCATCGTCCAGTTTTGCGACTTGAGCTTGGACAGGGCATCGGCCAGGGACGGCGCCTGGGAGGCATGCTGGTAGGTGCCCCAGAGGTGCGGCAGGGCGCGCTTCTCCAGGCCGTAGGCGCGTAGCTTGAGGACCGTATCGAGCATCCAGTACCGTCCGTAGACGGCGCGCAGGTCGCTGGTGCCGGTGGGATTGCTATAGAAGGGCAGGTGCGAATAGATGACGAAGAGCGACGGATCGTATTCCTCGCCGCCGTTGTAGCGCAGGCCCATCAGGCTGACGACGTTCTTGAACTCGTCGAGCTGCGGCACCAGGTCGCGCTGCACGTCCTTGGCCGCCAGCTTGCGCAGGACGACCTTGCCGGCCCATTTGCCGCGGGTCTGGGGGACCAGGACCTTTTCGCAGACCGAGTAGCCGTCCAGGCAGCCGCCCGACAGGATCGCCCAGGCCAGCTCGGCGATGCCGCCGTGCAGGCGCTCGGCCAGGTTCCAGCGGCAGAACTCCGCGTGCCGCCTGCTCGCCGGATCGTCCTTGTCCGCCGGGTGAATCTGGAGCTCCTGGCTCATCACCGCCAGCAGCTTGCCGAGCAGGGCCGCCTTGATGTTCGGGTCCGCGAACATGCGGCGGAAGGCCAGGTACATCTCCGTCGTCACGCCCGACTGGTCGTCGTAGTAGGGCAGGAACGCCGGGATCTTGATGTGGGCGGGGCCGCCGCGGAGGTGTTCGCGCTCGAGGACGGCGGCCGCCTCGGTGCCCTGGGCCTGTTGCGGCCCGGGCCAGCCGCCCAGGGCCTGGCGCAGCCAGCCGAGCAGTCCTTGCGGCCGGAACGGAGGCGCGGTCTGGGCTGGTGCGCCGACGGCGCTGACGGCGCGCCCACTCATTGGGGTGAACCAGCCCATGACCAGGCAGGCTATGCCGCCTGACCTTCCCGGCTCAAAGCAGGCGCGTTAGGATGGCCACGTCGCCCGCATCCCATGAGGAACCTGCCATGTTCAACGCAGTCCTGGGCCGCGACGTCTGGTTCACCCCGGCGCCCCAGCAGTCGATCCCGCGCAACGAGGATGGCCGCTGCGCGGCCAAGATCACGAAGGTACTGAGTCCGAACACGGTCAACCTGATCGTCTTCGATGCCCAGGGCAACACCCATGGGGTCCAGGGCGTGAACCTGCTCCCGGAGGGCCAGGCCAAGCCGCGCAACGGTCCCTACTGCGAATGGCCCGCGGGCACCGGCGGCGAGGGTCACTTTGCCAGCAAGAGCGCGCCGGCCGAGGCCGTCGCCGGTCGTTCCGGATCCTAGCCCCATACCCCCGGCGGCAGCTGGTCCACCAGGGAACGATTCCCGGGATCCTCCGCCGCCGGGGCCCACCGGGCGCCGCCGCGCACGTAGCCGACCACATAGCGCAGCCCGTCCAGGCGGTGATAGCTCTCCTTGGCCGCGATCTTCTCGGTCGGCTCGCCCCGCTCGTCCAGCTCCCGGCTGTAGCTACCCAGCTCGTCCAGCAGGCCCACCAGGTCCCCGACCACCAGCAGGCCGTTTTCCCGGAAGGCCGCATAGACCCGGTCAATGCCAACCTCGACGCTGTCCGGCCCGGTCACGGCCGGCTCGCGCACCGGCAGCCCGGCCCCGGCAAACTCCGCGCGCCAGTGACCCTCGCTGCCGCTGCCCCCGACCGCGAACGGCATGCCGGGCTCGCCGGCCAGCAGGGCAGCGACGTGCTCCGCCGCCGTCCGGTTGCCCGCCTTGTACTCGCGGTAGGCATAGAGCTTGCCGGTCCCCGGCTCCTCGGCCAGGAAGATGCCGGCCGTGTTGACGCCGCCGAAGTCCAGGCCCAGGTAACGCGGCCACGATGCCGGGATCGAGAAGCGCGGGACCTGGTGGCGCTCGTGGGCAAAGGCGTCGTAGATCAGGCCCGCCGGCCGGGTGAATAGGGCGCGATAAAACAGGTCGAACTTCCAGCCCGGCAGCGCAGCCCGGGCCCGCTCGAACTCCTCGGGCGGGTAGGCCGGGTTCTCCGTCGAGTCGAAGCGGATCACGTCAATGGTCGGATCGCCGGCCTGCCACGGATCCCACAACTGTTGCTTGAGCCAGCCCAGGTCGTAGGGCGTCGTGGTAATCAGCTCGCGGCCCTGGTGAATGGCCAGCCGCCGCTGGATCGCTTCCTGGGAGCCCAGGCGGAACTTCTTCTGGCCCGCCTCATCCAGCCAGGCCGCCTTGGCCGTCGCCGATTCCAGCGAATCCGGATCGCTGGCGTGGCCAAAGAAGACCTGCGTGTCCTCCTCGGGCACCCGGCCGAACAGCTGCCGCGCGCCCGCCTCACTGACCGTGAAGGTGCGCGTCAATCCCGAGTAGTCGCCCAGCCGCAACCGCCGGCGGAACAGGCGCAGGAACTCGGGCAGTGCCTTCAGGCGCAGGAGGGGATAGGTTGGGGTGACGACCAGGTAATCACCGGGTCCGCATCGCTGCATCTCCCGGTGCAGCCACAGAGGTCCGAAACTGGTCTTGCCCCCTTGTGTGCCGGCCAGCACGGCGACGGTGCGCCGCCGGCTCTGCCACGCCCGCAGCTGGCCCGGGTGGAAGTTGTAACGCAGTCCGGCGCGGCCGCCGCGCTCGACCGTCTCAACCAGGGGCGGCAGCGGCGGGCGCACCGGCGGGCACCTCGACGAACGTGATGGGGATGGGCCCGCCGTCGGGGCCCGAATGTTCGTGGCGCTCCTTGAGCAATCCCAGGTGCTGCGCTGCCCTGGCCAGAGCCTCGGGCTTGCTCCACAGCGCGAACTCCGTCACCTCAACCTCGCGGGCATCGTCGCCGCGGCCCTCCACATAGCGCCGTACCTTCATGCTCCGGATGGCCCGCCGCGCCCGCTCGGGGATGTCCCTGGCTGGACGAAGCTGCACCTTGTCCCCGGTGAAGTCCAGGATGTCGCCGATGTCCGAGTGGGCGAGCAGCTCATACTCGGCGAGCACGCGCTCCGCTTCCAGGGCCGCCCGGGTCGCCCGCTGGGCCGTTTCCGCGCTTCGCTGAGCCAGGGCCGCCTCAATGGCGGCCTTTACGTGCCTTTTCCGGGCCAGTTTCCGCCCGAAGTCGGGCCGGTAGCCGGCCCGGGTCGCGGCCTGGGTGCAGTTCTGGTCGACCAGGAACTCATCCACGAAGCGCTGTTGCTTGGCGGTCAACCGGGCGCCCATTAGAAGATCCTCCGCGGCAGCCCGAGCCGCTGGAGGGCCAGCGAACGGTCGCGGACCTCCTTGGCGCAGAGGTACTCGTAGCAGTCCGGGCACAGGGTCCACGGCATGGGTTGACCGGTGAAGGGGTTGACCCCGTAGCCGTTCGCGGCGGAGCGTTGGCACCGGCAGCAGCGGATGCGCTTCAGGCGGTGATTGCAGGTCGGCAGTGGTGGATGTTCAGGCACGGTATTCCCCGACCCATTGGAGCCGCTGCCCGACCAGGCGGTAGCAGAGCCGCCACGGGCTCGTGTTGTCCCAGCCGATGGCCTGAAAACAGGGCTGGCGGTCCGGTCCCTCGGGATGCCAGCCATAGACGCGGGCGCCATGGACCAGGTAGCCGTCCTCGACGGCCTCCTCCTCGGCATAGCTGCCATCCATAGGTCCGCCGTAGCATTCCAACAGGGCCATGCGGGCCCAGGCTAGGACTCGCCCGGGTCCGGATGCACGCGGATAACGCGGCCGGATAGGGTGTCACTATCATGGACAGCCCGAGCGCGAACGCCCTGGTCCCCGTCCCCGCGGTCCCCGTCGAGCTACCCGCCGCCGCGCGGCTGGCGCACGCCTTCTTGGCCGGCCGGTCGAAGTCGACGGCCCGGGCCTACCAGGGGGACCTCGAGGATTTCGCGCGCTGGCTCGAAGTCGACGACCAGGCCGCCGCGGTTGGCCGCTTGCTGGGGTCCGGGCATGGAGCCGCGAACCTCCTGGCGCTCGATTACCGGGCCCAACTCCAGGGCCGGGGCCTGTCGCCGGCGACGGTCAACCGCCGGCTGGCGGCGCTCCGCTCGCTCGTCGCCCTGGGCCGGACCGTCGGCATGGTCGGATGGAGCCTGGACATCGCCGGGCTCAAGAGCGAGCCCTACCGGGACACGGCCGGGCCTGGAGCTGCCAAGGTCAGGGAAATGATCGGCAAGGCCGGCAGCGGCCGGCGGGGCGCCCGCGATCGGGCCCTGCTGCTGCTCCTCTACCACCTGGGCCTGCGCCGCAAGGAGGCGGCCGGGATCAGTGCGGGAGACCTCGACCTGGCCGGCTCGAGTGTGGCCGTGCTGGGCAAGGCGCGCACGGAGAAGGAACGGCTGACCCTGCCCGCGGCCACGGTCGAGGCGCTCAGGGCCTGGCTGGAGCTCCACCCCCTGCGCACGGCCGCGGGACTGGACGAGTCGGCGCCGCTGCTCGTGTGTTTGAGCCGGCGGGCCTATGGGCGGCGGCTGACGGGCAACGGCGTGTGGCGGATTATCCGTGCGTTGGGTGCCGCGGCCGGGATCCGATGCGCGCCGCACCAGATTCGGCACTGCTCGATCACGCGGCTTCTCGACCTCGGGGCCGACCTGCGCAGTGTGCAGAGGTTCGCCCGGCACCGGAACCCCGCGGTGACGATCCGCTACGACGATGCCCGCCAGGACCTGGCCGGGCAGCTCGCCCGCCGTCTCGCCGAGGATTCGTGAGGCTCACGCCCGCCCAGCGGCGACGTCGCCCAGGAAGCGCCGCAGCTCGATCTCCCACAGAGTCAGGGCCACGCACCCGTCCTCATTGCTGCCCTCAGCAAGTCCGGCCAGCGCCTGGTGCATCGCCCAGGCGGCGGCGTAGAAGGCCCGCCGCGTCTCCTGGACCTGGATGGCCGAGGCGCCCCGGGGCATGACGTCGCGGGCGTACTCGTCCCACATTTCACGCACCGTCTCGGGCATCATCGGGCACCTTTTTTAAGCACTGAAAGAACCATTATCGCGCCTAGGATCCGGCAGGCTCACGCCGCTCCCTGGATGCTGGCCAGGAAGCGCCGCGCGGCCACAATCCGGCGGCGGTCGAAGTCCTCGTCGGCAGCCGGCAGCAGGAGGACCACGGCGGCCAGGATCCGCACGCGCTGCTCGGGCCTGAACGGCTCCAGCGTGTCCACGATGTGGAGGAGAGCGAGTAGCTCCGGATCCTGAAGCCTCGGCATCGCTCACCCCTCCACCGGCGCCAGGTCGCCGGTCATGTCCGGCAGCGCGTCGCCCTCGACGGTCCGCGTGAGCTGTCCACGCACCCATTCCTCGACGACGGACAGCGCCTTGAGCAGCGACTTGGGCTTCAGCCCCGCGATGCCGCAGATTTCCTCCGGCACCTTGCCGTACAGGCTGCCGACGGTCATGTAGCCGGCGTCGTCGAGCTGCTTGCCGATCGGGTGCGGCAGGATGCTGCACACCTCCACCTCCAGGAGTGGGGCGCAGGCCGAGCACAGGTCCTGCCGGTCGAAGTCCATCCAGCAGCACTCGTATCCCTGGCGCTCCGCGCACAGCCGGCAGTCTCGCTCCGTGCAGCCGCACACCCGGCACTTGCCGACAGCGAGGGGCAGCTTCGGGCCGTCGCCCGTGATGAGCCCGGCATCGACCAGGGCGTCGCCGATCTCCGTCACCGCCTCGGACGGCAGGCCGGCAATCCGCCGCAGCGCGGCATAGACATTCGAGGTGTAGCTCTCGCCCCTGCTCGGCAGAGGCACCGCCTGCAGGAGCGCCTGCACGTCGGCCGTGCCACCGAAGTGGGTCTCGAGCGCCTGGCCGGCCAGACGGATATCCGCCTCGACCAGCAGATCGAGGAGCAGCGTAGTCCCGTCGATGGGCGCCGGGCCCTGGCTCCCTTCCTCGCTCGCGGGATCCGATTTGGCCTTCGTTTTCTTGGTCTTGCCCTTGGTCTTGGCCTTGGCCTTTTGCTCGGCCTTGACTGCTTGTTCGACGGCCGCCCAGTCGATACCGAACGCCAGCAGGAAGGCGTTGCGCTGCCTGGTCGCCTCCGGACTGTGATAGGCAGCACCCGCCTCTTGCAGGTGGCGGGCCAGGACCAGCTCGGCCCACAGGCCGTGGAGCTGCCCGGCGGTCAGCGAGGTGATCAGGCGCTTGATGCTATTGAGCTTGTCCTGGAAGTGGCCGGACTTCTCGCCGCGGGCCTTCAGAACCACGCTCTGGATCCCCAACGAGCATTCGCGGGCATGGCCGGCGACGAGCAGGCGCAGGGCAGCGAGCGGGCCCTCCCCCAGGGGAGCCGCAAACAGCGCCTCGGCTGCCGGTACGAGCAGGTCCCGGCAACTGCGGCCGACGGCGGCCCGCAGCCGGTCCGCCGCAGCTTCGCGGGCCGCGCGTGCCTCCTTCTTCTTCTGCCAGTCGGCATCACTGCCGTTGCCGTGGCTATCTGCCGGGAATTTGGCGCTGACGACCTCGTTGGCCCTGCCGGCGGCCTCATGCGCCTGGCGAACCTTGAGCTCGTGCGCGGCCAGCTTGCGGGCGAAACAGCCCGGGTCGGTGCAGACGTCTGCTCTGCCGCCCGGATACTCGGCCCGGTTATTGCCCGTGCGCTTGGGGCAGTGCTCGCAGCTGCCGGCCTCGGGCACCAGGTCCAGGGCCTTCATGGACCACGGCGCCTGCTTCAGCTCGCGCACAAAGCAGGTCTCCACGACGCGCTTGGCATGGCGGAAGGGCAGCGGATCCTCGGAGTCGGGCAGGCTGGCAATGAAGCCATAGTTCGCGCCCAGCTCGAGGAGCGTCTCCTCATCCGGGCACAGGATCAGGCACAGGGCCTTCTGGCGCAGCTCCGCGTTGGGAATGCGGCCGATCAGCTCGCCCACGGAGGGCGTGATCATGCCCGTGGCCACCGCCTCGCGGCCGTCGTCGTCCAACTGCAGGAGCTTCAAGGCGCCGCGCACGGAGCTGATGGACTTGCCGATGCGCCCGGCCAGCTCGTCGACGCCGACGCCCTGGTCGAGGAGCGCCTGGTAGCCGGCCGCCTTCTCGAGCGCGCTCAGGTCGTCGCGCTGCTCGTTCTCGACCACCATGACCTCCAGGGCAGTGCGGTCATCCAGCTCGAGCACGCGCGCCGGGATCACCTTCAGCTCGGCGGCGATGGCGGCCCGCCAACGCCGTTCGCCGGCGACCAGCTGGTAGGCCGGCTGCCTGCGATCCTCGCGGCCGTCGCGCCAGCTGGCGTCGCCGGCGGGCCAGGGCCGTACCAGGATCGGCTGCAGCACGCCCTGGCTGCGCACCGATTCGGTCAATTCGGCCAGCTTCGTCTCGTCAAAGCTCCGGCGTGGCTGCCAGGGGCAGGCCCGGATGCGGGCCACCGGGATCAGGCGGGCCAGCTCCTCGTCGCCCTGGCTTGGGGCCGCCGCCCTGGCGGCGCGGCCGTTCCTGGTCGGCTTCGTCTGGGACATGATCGCTCTCCTTTTCCTGGAACAGGGGATAGTTGGGTACCTCTTCTTCCGGCATGCCGATCCTCAGCTCCTCGTAGGCCGCCTGGCAGGACGCGCACCGGCGCAGCGGTGCCTGGCAGCGCCAGGCCATGCACCACAGACAGCGGTGGGGCGGGTCGCCGGCAGCGCGCGGCGTCGCCAGGATCTGGGCATCGGCCCGCGCCTCGGCTTGCTCCTGGTGCTGGTGGACGTGCTTGGCGCCGGGCGCGTACTGCTCCCGGATCGCGGGGTTCTTGTAACAGGGGTTGCATAGCCGCCGCGCCTGCAGCAGCACGGTGCGGCCACAGTGGCGGCAGGCAGCGAACGGGGGCGCGCGCATGGGTTTCCTCACCAGCCAGGCTAAGGCGGTGCCGCCGCTCTCCAACGGCCGGCGGCACCGCCCCGAACGGTCAACTCCTTGGGATCCGGTTCACGGGCACCTCCTTTCCGGGGGCCGGGCCGCTGGGCACGCCGGTCGGGCCCGGCCGGGGCAGGGGGCCGTCACAGGACCGTGCGCAGGTCCACGCTCCGGCCCGGGGGTAGTTGCTGGCGCAGCTCCTCGTCGAACTGCGCGCTGTCCTCGCTGCTGGCCACCGCCAGCCGGTGGACGAACACCTTGCAGGGCACGCCGGCCTCGGTCGTGCCCTGCCAGACCCGGACGGGCACGCCGTCTAGACTCGTGATCTGGTCGGTGGACTCCATCAGAATCTTCATGCTCTCCCTCCAATCTCGGTAATGGCAAAGCCGTAGCAGGCCAGGAACAGGCGGGCCTTGAGGCGGTAGACCGCCGTGCGGCAGCCCTTGACGTCCTCCACCACTTCCCGGGCAGGAGAAGCCGTGAGGTCGAGGTAGTAGAAGTCGGCAACGTAGACCGCCAGCCGCTGGCCATCCCGGGCCAGGGGCCAGCGCGTCTGCCGCAGGGGCCGGCTGATGCTGCCGGCCTGCCACAGCACCAGCAGCTCGTCCCAGCGGCGGGCCTCGGCGCGGCTGGCGAAGCGCACCGCGGCGCCGTCGATCGTGCGCAGGGTCTCAGCATTGCCGTACTTGGCCCGGCCGCGGGGCGCCGTGTCCACCAGCCCCTTGGTGACCAGCTCGCGGTAATGCTGTTTGCCGATCCTCATGGGCGCTTTTCTCCGCTCGGTTCCTGCTGCCCGTCCCGCAAGCGCTTGAGGGCCGCCCGCAGGAGCCTGGCCTCGCGCCCCCGGATATAGGGCAGCTCCGTCAGCTCCTCGCCGGCGTCCACCCAGTCCGCCAGCTTGCCGGCCGTGTCGATCGACTCCTCGGCCAGGGCGGCGACCACGCCGTCGGCCAGCCCGAGGTCGGCCAGGGGCGTACGCCGCCAGACGTCGAGCAGGGGCAGTGGCTGATTGATGGCCTGGATGTAGTGGTGGAGCTCGGCGTCGGCCGACTCGGCCGCGGTCTTGAGCCGCTGCCATTCCTTGTGGGCAGCGTTCGCTGCCGCCCATGCCTTGCCGCTGGTCGCCTCCAGCCGGGCAATATCGCGCAGCTAGAGGGCCTGGTTGGTGCTGTCGGACATGGAGGAACTCCTTGAAAAGAGCAGCGAAACCGTCGAATCCGTTGTAAGTCCTTGCGGCGCTTGGCCCGAGGCCCGTTTTTGGATAGCGAAACCGAGCGAATCCGAGCGAAACCGTTCTTCACAATCCGAACAGTTTCGCTCGGATTCGCTCGGTTTCGCCGGTGTTTTCGGCATCTAAGTCTTTCCTGGTCAATTGGTTACAACGGATTCGACGGTTTCGCTCCTATTTGCGCGCTCTCCATGGCTGAGCTGGAGCCTTTGGGCCAGGCTTTTTGCCCGGGTCCACCAGCCCAGCCTCTTCCAGGGTTTGCAGGCACTGGTTGATGTCCCGGGACGGTTTTTTGTTGTGGAAGAGCTTGTGGATCTGGGTCATCGTCATGCCGTACTCCGCGTCGCGGAGAGCCTTCAGGATGATGGCCGTGTCGGGATCGGCCATCTCGCCGCCAAAGGCGTAGCAGGCCGAATCCTCGCAATACTGCCACAGCGCCTGTGCCGCAAGAAGGTGGCGGACGTCGATGCGGTCGTCGCCGTCCAGGAGGGCGTAGATCAGGCTTAGCCGGGTCACCTGCGCTTCCGCCCGACAGGTGATCTGATCGAGCACGCCGGGCCGGTCGGCGGTCAGCTGCCGATAGGTCTTTTCCCAAAGCTGATCGGCTTCGGCCGTCCGGAGGATCTGCGCCGCCAGCATGGCCCGGGTCAACGCCTGGGCCATGCGGCGCCGGAGATAGGCCAGATCCACCCGGCCGCCGCCATTGGGCAGGAACTGGCTCCGCTTGCTGGCCACCCAAAGAATGCGATTGGCCAGGCCATTGGCCCGGTCGGTGTCGCGCATCGCCGTCCCCAGCTCGTATTTCGTGATGTGGCCGATCACCGACAGGTGCGCCCCCTCGGCGTGCAGGGCGTTGTTGCGCGTCATGGTGCTGAGGCGGTCACGGTCCCATGCCTGGCGCAGCACGCCCGACAGGGTGTTGCCGTCGCGCTGGGCCACGCGCAGGACATTGGCGAATTCCTCCTCCACGACGAGGAGGCGCTTGTCTCCGTGGCACTCGTCATCCTGGAAGGCGTTAATCAGACCTTCGCCCGAGGACAGTCCCGACCGAATCCGGTCCGCCCAGTTGGAAGGATCTTCGTCGGTCAGGACCGCGCGGACCCAGCGCCAGCTGGTCCCCTTGCGGGCCCGGGCTGTCTTCCCCACCACGACGCAGTAGAGATTCGTGTAGTGGTAATGTTGCTCGTGGACAAAGTAGGCGTGGCGGCCACAGGCGTTGCCGAAGGCCACCAGCAGCTGGGTCAGAATGGCGATGCGGTCGGCCTCGGTGTGCGGCTCGATCGTGGCCACAATCTCGCCGGCCAGGCCGTAAAACGCATCGGCCCCCGCCTCCTTCGGCCATTTGGGCGCGGGGACATAGGGGATTTCGGGGTCCGCAGTCAGGGCCGACAAGAGCGCCTTTGCATTGCCGTTCGTGTGGCCGTTGCCATGCGGCCTGGAATCCGGCTCGGCGGCATCGCCGGCCGGGTGTCCCTGCCGCTCGAGGAGCTGGCGGCGCTTCTCGATCCAGTCCATGTCAGCCATCGGTGCCTCCATTCTGGACCAGTGCCTGCACGAGTGGCGACAGGATCCGGGCCACGTCGCCCGGGTAGTCGAGCACGACCGCTGCCCACCGTTCCAGCTCGTGCCGCGTCGCCGGCGGCGGCAGGCCCAGCCGGGCGCACTGGACCCGCTGCCGGCGGCGGAACTCGTAGTCGCCGGCGAGAATCTCCTGGGCGATCTCCGCGATCGGCGGGCAGACGGGCTTCCGGCCCAGCATGCCGGCCACGACCGTCCGCGCGTAGGCGGACGCCAGCGCCTCGTCGGCCAGCGCCACCAGGCCGTCGCCCGTCAGCGCCGCCAGGACCTCCTCGGCCTGGCGAAGCATTGCGGGGCTGGGCCGGTCCGTCACGCCATCGGCTGCCGGCATGCCGTCGCCGATGTTCCCCGGGCCAGAGGACGGCCCGGCCGGCATGCCGAAGCCCGCCGCCAGGTTCTGGACCAGGGCACGCGGGCTAGTGCCGGGGCTGTCTGCTCCGTCCATAGTGCGACTCCTTGCGGGCGACGTGCTCCTGCTGCTGATAGGCCGCGGGCAGCCGGTGCTGGCCCCGCGACGTGAACCGGTACTGACTGCGCATGGTCTGCATGACGCGCCGGCGGTAACTGCTCACGAGCCACCCCCTTCGGGCGCCGGCTCGGCGGGCTCCTCGGTGCGTAGCAGCTCGGCGCGGAAGACGGGCACCTCCGGCGGGGCCTGGATGGCGATGCGGACCCGCTCGGGTCCCAGCGACTGGATGCGGACGATGATGTTGTCGCCGATGACAATGGACTGTCCGAGTCTCCTGCACAGGACCAGCATGCGCGGATCCTCCTCCAATAAGGTGCGCACCGCGGACGGGACAGCGCCGTGCTGTCGGTTCCTCCGGTGCGGGGACGGGCTAGGTCATCACTTTCTGACGGTTGATGCCCTGGTAGGACCGCGCCTTCTCGACGGCGAAGGCGATCTCCGCCGGTCCCCAGGTGCTCAAGTCGGCCGCGAAGCCGCGCTGCACGGCCGACTGCACGATCCACTGGAGCAGGTCGCCGGGCCGCGCCAGCCGGCGCTCGACCAGCTTCGTCTCGTACTCCGCGATGCGCTTTTGCAGCTCGACCGGCGTGGCCGGCTCGCTCGGCTGCGCCGCAGGCCTTGGCGCGGTGGTCGGCGCTGCGGCGGGGGGCCCGGCGTCGGCACGCCCGGGCAGCCTAGTACCCTCCTGCAGCGCCTCCGCCGGCAACCGCGGCGGTTTCGCGAACTGGCGCTTGGTGGGGTCGTAATCGAGCCACTGGGGTGTCACGCGGTGCAGGTAGCGGCCGACGCCGAACTTGACCGCGGCGCGTTTGAGGGCTCCGGAAAAGGCGGCCTTGCGGCGGTCGCCCTCGTCGGGCTGCTTCGAGGGCGCGCCCACGTCCATGCGGGCGATCCAGTCCTCGCCGACCTTGATCCGCAGCCGGCAGACCACGCAGCCGTCGGGGAGGACGTCGAACTCGTCCTGCCAGCCGGCGACGCCCAGGACGGCGTCGAGCCGTCCCTGCACGACGACGGCATCAATGTAGGGCACGGCGCGGGCACGGTTGCCGCTGACCGAGGCGGGCTTGAACTTCACCAGGGCCGCGTCGAAGGGCGCGGCCAGGGCGGCCATCAGGGCCTGGATTGCCGGGGCGATCGTCGGGGCAGACGGCGCGGACATAACTGGCCTCCACTTCGTCAGTCATGACATCAGTTCGGCGGTGCCACGCACCGCAGGTATTCGCCGAGGGGGTAGCGCCGGGGGCGGCGCGGCAGCACCGGCCGGGGGCGGCCTAGCTCGAGGTGCCAGGCAAAGACGGCCGCGGCATTCCAGCCGATCCACTGACCGTCGCGCGTGATCGTGTGCATCCAGCCGCAGCGGCACTGGACCACCGCGGGCCGGTCCACTCCCGGATGGGGCCGACAGTCCCGACGGCAGCGCGGGTTGACACAACGGTACTGGCCCATGGCGCTCTCCGGATTGGGGTGCCCGATGCCGCCGGCCTGACGGCGGCGGCATCGGGCCCGATCGGGCTCCGTCCCTGATTGCCGGCGGCGTCCCCGCCGCCGTGACTAAAGCCCCCCTGCGGCCGATCCGGCAGGGCCCTCACCGAGAACAGGGCCGGCGGATCTTGTCCCGGTGCCGCAGGGCGGGCAAGGACAGCTGCCGGAATTGCACCGGCCCCCGGGGCGCCGTGGCTCCCCGGGACCACGCGGAGCTGTCCCTGGCAGCGGCCCTCCCAGCTGGCGCCGGCTCCCCAAGAGCCGGCGCGCTGGCCGCTACCGGTTGCGCACTCAGGGCGCCGGCGCCTCGGGCGGCTCCTCGTGCCGCGCGATCGCCGCATTGGCCAGCAGCATGACCTCGTCGAGGGCATTGAGCGCCCGCGTCTGCTCGGGGGAGCAGGGCGTCAGCCGCACGACCAGGTCGGCCAGCTCCAGACAGCCCGCCCGGATCTGCTCGTAGCGCTTGGCCTGCGTGCCCAGGGCCGGATGGAACGTGTAGCGCTGCCGCAGCTGCTCGAAGGTCGGTTTGGCGAACTCGGCCATGGGATCACTCCTGGGGCTCGGGCTGGTAGGTGAGGCGATGCCGGCAGGTGGTGCTGCGGCAGGTCGCCGTGTAGTTGCGCAGGATCGTGCCGAGCATCGGCAGCTCGGCGTCCGTCAGGCCGACGCTGTGGGCCAGGTAGCCGATGATGCCGGCCCGGTTGAGCCAGCAGGGCTGGCCCGCATGGGCGGCCCTCTCGTGCGCCTCGATCGCGTCCAGAACCTGGCTGCGGATGCCGGCCATCGCCGCCTCGAGCTGTTCGGGGGTCAGTGCCATCGTGGTGCTCCTGGCTCAGGTGCTGAGGACCGCGTTCAGGATCGCCGCAAACCGCGCCTGCCCGGGCGACGGTTCGGCCAGGGCCACCAGCCAGGCCGCCAGCACCAGCGCCGAGTCGGGCGTGATCGGCTCCAGCGGCGGGTTGCGGATGACCAGGCGGTCGCCGACCACCGTGACGCACACCAGGCAGTGATTGGCCGTATCAAGGGCGCCCACGGCCGGGGTTCCCTGCGTTGCCTGAATCATGAGGACACTCCTTAAGCGGGCGGGTAGATCCGGGCCAGGGCAGCGGCACGGCGACCAGACGCCTGCACTACGGGCACTGGTAGGGGCCCATCGCCTTACTCCCGCCACAAAAAGCGCTCGAACAGTTCCCGGACCGATCGCACGAGCGGCAGGCCCTGCATCAACGTCCGGTCCGCGGCCACGCCCAGGGCCGACTTCGTGGGCACCAACCGCGTGCAGTCGGGACAGATCCATTCGTCGGGGCCCCAGCGGAGCAGCGCTTCCCCACAGCGGGGGCAGCGCACCTGGTCCTGGCGGGGATAGCGTCGTCGATCCAGCATGCGTGGCTCCTCTCCAGCGGGCGAGCGCGCACCCCGGACGCTGGGCATGACCTGTCCGAAGTAGCTTCCTCGAAAGGGGCGGCCCCGCCAGGGGCCGCCCGTCAAAGCCCATCCAGGGTCGGGTTGTTGCCTCTGCCGCGTCCCGGTCAAAGGACCCGGCCAATCTAATGAGCCCCGGGAGCGCGTGCAAGCAGGTTCCGCTTCGCCGCCCGAGATTCCTCGAAATTCCTGCTCATTCCCCCTTGGCAGGCTTCCGCGGTACTTCGCGGCCTGAGATTTCCGTTCGTTCCGGCAGATCGCGCGGCAAATCGCCCAGCTCGAACATCCAGAAGACCATGACCAGGCCCTTCCAGTGGATCATCCGGGTGCCGCGTACCGGAGTGCGCATTCCCTTGACGTAACCGCTCTCCAGCATCTCGCCGAACAGGTTGCCCGACAATTGGACACCCTGAGCACGGAGCCATTCCCGGCCCTCGTCCTCCGTGAGGAACTCCCGATCCGGTGCCTCGATTTCACGGCGCATACATCCTGACGCTCTTCCTTCCTAGCTCACCCCGCCGTCCCCGCCGTCCCCGCCGTCCCCGCCGTCCCCGCCGTACCCGCCGTGCCCGCCGTCCCCGCCGTACCCGCCGTCCCCGCCGTCCCCGCCGTACCCGCCGTACCCGCCGTACCCGCCGTACCCGCCGTACCCGCCGTACCCACCGTACCCGCCGTACCCACCGTACCCGCCGTACTCGCCGTACTCGCCGTCCCCGCCGTACCCGCCGTACCCGCCGTACCCGCCGTCCCAGCGCGCCATCATGGTCTGACGCAGGGCTGGAGGCCCGACGAACCACGGGGCGCGGAAGAGAGCGGCGTCCCCGCGCCCCAGGTCCTCGAGGCAGTCGGCATAGACCAGCCGCGCATCCGCCCGGTCTGCCAGCGGGAAGGTCAGGTCTTCAGCCATGGCTTTGGTCCCAAGTATTCCGTCCACCAGATCGGCGTGCCCTGCCAGGGCCGCGGGAACATGGGCGTCAGCTTGGTTTCGCGGGCCGGACCCTGAGCGCAGATCTGGGGCAGGTAGCGGCCCCCGGCGTTCAGGAAATGCACGCAGTGCCGGAACCGATGCCGGTCCATCCCCAGCTCCCGGACATATTGCCCGATCAGTGTGAAGCCGCCCGGGGCCGTCCACAGATACCAGCGACCCGGGACGAGCGCCGGCTCCCGCGCCACCTCTTCCAAAGTGGGGTCCACTTCCTCGGCCATCGACTGGGTCCTCCTCAAGGCGGAAAATCCCGCGGCTCCCGCTCCTGCAACGCCCGGTGCAGCTCGACGCACGCCTCCAGCAGCCGCTCCCCCAGCCGCCGGCACGTCTCCGGGGCCAGCGGGTCGCCCATGTCAGCATAGCCGCGCAACAGGCCGGCAATGCCGGTGGCCACCCGCAGGTGCGGCGCCCACGTTGGCTCGTTGGTGTCGGCCACGATTCGCTCCTCAAAACGCCGGCGCCTCGGTCGCTGCCGGCAGCCCGTTCAGCGCGTCAGCCGCGAGCCGCGCATCCTCGTGCAGGTAGAAGACGCCGAGGCGCTCCGGGTCGCCGCCCCGGTAGACGACCAGGTCGTACCGGTACCCCGCCCGGTAGGTCACGCGGTCCCGGTCAAGGGGCCGCACCGCGTAGACCGGGACCACGCACGGAGCAGGCGTCTGTTCGCGGCAAGGATGGCACATCGTCACTTCCTCCAGCCGGCCGCGATCTTCGCGGCCAGGCACGCCTCAATCCGCCGCGCCCGGACTGCCTCCGCGGCAGCCAGGCGGCGGTCGTATTCCGTTGCCTCCAGGGCGACCGGCAGGGCCTCCGGCTCCACGTCCACCGTGGCCAGCCACTCCCGGTCCTCAGCACTCGGCGCTGGCAGCTTCATCATCGTCCTTACCTCTAGTCCGCCCAGCCGCCGGCCCGGCGCGAGTGTGCCGTTAGCGCCGGCCGGCGGCCGTGGGCTCCTCGTCTTCAGGGGTGTCATGCTCCAGATCGCGCAGGAGCGTCTCGGCCTGGCTCAGGGCCGTCACCAGGCCCTGATGATAGCGCGTATTGAAGGCCGCCACGCAGACCCGCAGCGCTTCCAGCACAGCCGGGGACGCCGCGATCAGGCGGGCGTCCGCCGCATAGCGGTCGTAGCCGGGCGTGTATGGGGGATTAATCTCGGCCACCTGGACCAGGCCCGTGGGCGCATGGGCATGGATGGCGTAGCCGGCGTCGTCGTTGCCGGTGGCTTCCCAGGTGCCGGGGGTTGGATTGAGCATGGCGCGTCCTCGGTAAAGCAGTCCTCCACTCTTAACATCCTGATGATACGGTTCGCCACTTTGCGTGTCAAGTAGAAAAATAGAATTTTCCACTTGGCACCCAAGACGATTCCAGCTAAAATGTTACGCTGAAGAATGCGAAGTAGGATTAGAATTACCATCCATGCGGAAGAGGAAACTGTCGTGATGAGCGAAGCAGTCATGCCGAAACATGCCGACGTCTCCGTGAAGCTCGGATGGGAAGCCTACCGCAAGGCGAAGACCGCGGCCTCCTGGCGGGACATCAGTCTGGTGGACTACCTCAGCCAGGTCGTCGAGGCCGCAGCCGATAAGGACCTGGATCGCATGGAGAGGGAACGGGCCAGGCAGCGCCCGCCCGAAGAACCAGACGACCTCTGACCCCTCCCCTACAATGCTGGTGCTCCCCTTCTGGGGAGCGCCTCTTCTCCGGATCGGGCCGGCAGGTGCCATCACACCTGCCGGCCTTTTTCGTTGGCACCCGGAGCCGGAGCGGCACGGCAACTATCGCGTGGTGCTTGAGGAGGATCTGCCGAAGTTGCGGCGGGCACTGCAGGAGCTGGGGCATCTGCCGGCGAAGTGAAACGGCCGGCGCAGAGTCACCTGCGCCGGCCGGCATGCCCCCGCCGGTGGATCCCGGCCCCTGGATTCGTAACCCGTGGAGCTTCGGTTCAATTCCGAACGGGGGCAATCCCCACTCTACTCGCCCCGCGCGCCGGCGTCGAGAGGATCCATGCTGCGCTGCTACCGCGCTTCGGTCAGGTCCCATAGGATAGTCCCGTGCTCTCGCCAGGAGGGCATTCCGTGGAGACGGACGGGCCGGCGCTGGGGGCAGCGCCGGCCCCTTTTGCTTCGCCTCACGTCCCGCCCACGCGCAGCCCCCAGGCCCGCATCTGCTCCAATACCGCGGCCGGGATCGGCCGCGGTACCGCGGTTGCGCTGCGCGGCTCAGCCGCCGGCTGAAAGAATGCCAGGACCTCGGCCCGGCTGGCGAAGTACCTGCCGCCGCGGCGCCAGCTCCGGAAGCGGCCCTGCTGCCGCCAGCGCCGGAGGTGCTTGGTACTGATGTGCAGCAGATGCGCGGCAGCCCGCATGTCAATCAGGTCATTGGGTGGTGCATCCATGCGCCCACCTTCTCCTGCTCGCGCGGCAACAATCCAGCTCAGGGAGTTGGCGAGCGATTGGCCCGGGCAATCGCCAGGAACAGGGGTTGGGTAATCACATAGCCGCGCGGCCCCGGCCGGAGGATGCCCCGATCGACCAGGCCGGCGAACCTCAGCTTGGCGGACGTCAGGCCGACGCCGATCCGCCGCGCCAGGGTCCGCGCGGACAGCGGGCCGCCGGCGAGCACCAGGAGCGTCTCGCGCTCCTGATCGGTCAGCAGGGATTCGCGGAGGAGTTGGAGCTGCTGGGCCGCCCCGGGGTCGAGCCAGGGGCCAACCGCGGTTGGCCCGGGAGACTCCTGGCGGAGCCGCACCCGGACCGTGCCGTTGTCGAGGACCACCTGGACCGGCCCGCTCTGCGCAGCATCGACGCCGGCGAGCAGCTCGCGCGCGAGGGCAAACAGCAGGGCCTGCAGCTGGCGCTGGTCCACGGAGAGCCCCCATCCTGGGGAGTCGGACCACGGGCGCACGCCGACGTTCGAGAGGGTAACTCAGAGATGCCGCAGGTATTCTACGGGCGCTCTGGGCAACGGCGCTTTGCGATGGCTGGGCAGCAGGGGCGCTGACCCAGGGCGCGCCGACTGGCACCGGCATCGTGGGCGCGGTATCCTCTCACTAGCCCCGGCGGGACTCGAACCGGCAACCTGACCTTTACGAGAGGGCCGCTCTATCCCTTTGAGCTACGGGGCCATGGACCCCGGCGACGTGTCTGCGTCGCCGGGGTCGCTCCATTTCGGCGTCGAGGAGGGCAAGGTCCGCTACCTGATCAAGAGCGGCAGACTGGCCCGGGCGGGCGCTAGGCATGCGAAAGGAACTAGGGAGCGCTGGTTGATTGGTTCGATGGCAGCGGCAGGTCGATGCGCTCGCCCGGCCAGGCGGTTGCGAACGCTGGTTCGCCATCAACCGCGTAGACAATCAGGAGTCGCTTCCGCTGATTGGGGGCTGGATCGGGGAAGCCTAGCGTGCCCAGCTCGTCACCGCGTTCGGGCGACGCGATGCTGAGTCGCCCATTGCCCACCCGCTTCCGGACCTGTTCGGTGACATCGCTCCAGCATTCGCCCGTGCCGAACGATGCTTGCAGGATAGCAAGGCCAGGGCCGGCAGTGGCCATCTGTCGGCCAATCAGAAGTCCTTGCTGAATCGTGTTGATGCTCTGCCGCTCTCGTGCAGCGAACACTTCGCGTTGCGCCTGGAGGTCATCTTGTGACCGCCGGGCAAGCTGCAGTGCTTCCTGATGCTTGGTTCGCCAGGCTACAAAACAGGCGATAAATAGCGCGATGGTGCCGCAGATGAGGAACGACCACCGAAGAGAAACCGGCATCGGCTCAAGGATCGCGCCCACAAGCCACAAGCCAAGGCCGACAATTCCGGTCATACGAGATACCCAGGTTCCCCAAACGGCGCCAAGGAACCCCCAGACGTCGCGCAGCATCATCCTTACTCCTGGCGGGCGACACCTGCCAGCCGCCGCGGGGAGTAAGCGCCGCTAACGGCTGGCAGGTCAACCGGGTAGCTACTCCCGGCGTCCCGATGGAGGAATTCTAACCGGCGCCTGGCCACGTTGCGCTACTCTGCTATGGGATCGGCCGCCGCCGGCAAGCGCTAGCCGCACTCGCGCATCGCCCTGGCCGCGGCGTCCAGATCCAGCGCCTCATCGTAGCCGGCCGTCGTGCCCAGGGACTTCTGCCCGAGCACGGCGCGGGCCACGTCGAGATTGTGCGACCGCGTCAGGCGGCGCTTGGCGGCGTGCCGCGCCTGGTAGGCGGTCAGCGCCACGCCCGCCCGGCGCGCCGCCCGGGCCACGGCCCGGGACAGGGACTCCGGCTGGTAGCAGGCGCCCTGGCGGTACTTCTCCGGACTGCCCGTCTGGCGGCGGCCCAGCAGAGGCGGAAACACGTAGCCGCCCTGGGCGCGCTCCAGCCACGGGGCCAGGATGCGCTGGGCCTCCGGGCCCAGCACGATGACGCGGTCGCCGTCGCGCCAGCTGCCCTTGTGGCGGCCCGGCCGGTATTCCCACGGATCGACCGTGCAATCCACGTCCGCGGCTTCCATCACGCGCAGCTCACCGGGGCGGGCGCCGCAGTGCCATTCCACCTCGAGGAGCGCGGCGACCGGACCCGGGGCAAGGGCCACGACCTTGTCGAGGTCCTGGCGCGTGCAGCCCTTGCGCCGGGGCAGCACGCGCACCCAGCGGATGTTGGCCGACAGAGTCGGCACCGTCAGCAGATGGGCGTAGCGGCCCTCGGGGACCAGACCGGCACGTTCCAGCCAGCGCCAGCAGGTGCGGATGCGCACGATGCGGCGATTGACCACGTTGCGGCTCCACCTGCACGACTGGCCCCGCCTGGCCCGCGCCGCCCTCTCCTCCTCATTCATCCAGCTCCCGTCGGCCATCGCCGTTTGCACGGCCTCCAGCTGGGTCGTGCCAAAGGCACGCACCGGCTCCGTGCCGTACAGGGCCAGCACGGGGGCCAGGGCCAGGCGCATGTTGATGGGCTCCCGGCCGCGCGGGTCGTAGGTCTGTTCCGCATGGCTCAGGAAGCGGGCGACAGCCTCGGCCACGGTCACGGTCTGCGGGTCGGCCAGGGCGGGGGGTAGAGGAGCGGCTGGCTGGCTGGCTTCGCCAGCCGGGCCCTCATGGAGTAGCCGGGCGTAGCGGGCCCTGGCCTCGGCCGAGCCGGGCTTGCCGAGGTGGACGTTCCTGGGGCAGCCGTCGATCCAGACACGGGCGCGGGCATAGCCGCGCGGGTCGGTGTAAACGGGCGGTGGCCATTGCGGGGAGCGGGACATGTGCGACCTCCGTGCCGCGGTTGCCGTACACACTTCCTGTGTACGGTTCGCGGCCTGGGGTGTCGCTCCCCGCTCCGCGGGGGATGGCGAAAGCCGGCGACCACAAGGACTTCCATGGAGTAGCGGCGGGTGGGATCGAACCACCGACACGCGGCTTATGAAGCCCTGGATCCGAAGGCCGCGAACGTGTGACAGGGCAGCAGTTTGCACAATTCGGCCGGGGTGTCAAGGCATCCTGGCGGGGGACAAAAACCCTCGGAAAACTGTGCCCAGGTAGCCTGAGCGTACACAAGGTTGTGTACGGTCGTCAGGCCGCCGCCCGTCCCTCCACGCGCTCGAGGAAAGCAGCTGCCGCCCGGCGCAGCTCCGCCAGGGCCAGCTCGTTCCCCTCGCCTACGCCGGCAATGACCTGGCGGTAGGCGGCCAGCAGCAGGTCGGCATCCTCCACCTGATCGAGCCGGGTGTGCAGCCGCCGGCAGCGCGCCGCCAGGCGGTCGATCTGGCGGAGCAGGTCGGTGCTCGTGGCCTGCCGCTCCTGGCGGAGCTGCTCCCGTTCCTCCGCCTCCACCTGCTGGAGCTTGTCCTCGGTGGACAGGGCGCGCAGCTGCTCGGCCGGCGGCTGGCCGGCCTGGCCCTTGTCGATCAGCTGGCGGAGCCTGGCCGCCGTAGGAATGTCGCCATTGGCGGTCGCCTCCTCCAGGATGGCGGCGCGGTCCTCCTCGGGGGCCTGGACCAGCTCGGCAATTTCGGAGTAGCCCAGGAGGTGGATGCGCGACTGGTCGCGCATCCTGCCACCTGCGCGGTAGTTTTCGACGACCTGGTACGCCCACCTCGGAGAGATGGGCGGGTCGAGGGAGCGGCAATAGGAGCCGAAGTCCTTGTGTCCCTCCACGCGGTAGAGCTTCGTGCTGATCATCCTTTCCAGGTCGGCCCCCAGCTGCCAGAAGGCATCGGCCGCGCTGCGCAGCGCGGCCAGGTGCCGGCCGATGCGCAGACTGAGGGTCTGAAACTCCGTCCGGCTGCCCACGGCCTCGCTCATGCGGCCCTCCGTTTCGTCAGGCGCGCAGCCTGCCGGCCGCGCCAGGCGGCCCGATTGGCTTCGCGCAGCTCGTGCAGATCGTCCCAGCCCCTCCCCTGCCCGTTGCGGTCCAGATGGCCCGGGCTCCGGTCGGGCAGGTCCTCGTCCCAGTCGTCGGCCAGGACGCGCAGGCGTTCCTCCTCGATGGTCAGCGTCTCCTGGGGATTGACGGCGCCATTGCGCAGCCGGCCGGCCCGGATGGCCAGGTCGCCCGTGGCATCCTCCAGGTCCTGGCGCACCTTGCGGGCGGTCAGGTCGTCGGCATGCCAGAGCGCCTGACCGGCGCGCTGCCGGTTGACGCGCAGGGCCACGCGCGCCTGCCGGGTGAGCACCGAGGAGCCGGCAGCGGGCGGCGGCGGCTCGCGGTAATCGGCTGGCAGCAGCGCCAAGAGCAGCTCGGCCCATTCGGCCACGCTGAGTCCGTGATCGGTGGCCTGGACGTGGCGGCAGGGCGGCCCGGGGATGCGCGGGCACTCGCAATGGCCCTTGGCGTGGCGGCAGGGCAGCTTGCGGCACCAGCAGCGGCCGGTATCCCGGCGCTCGAGGCAGCCCGCAGGCAACGACGTATCGACGCAGGCGGGAGTGCAGCCCTGGGGATTGGTGCGGGTGATGCAGCGCGGCGTGCAGCCTTGGGGCCCATACAGGATGACGCACAGCTGCGCCTTGGCGGCCGGCCGGCAGCCGCAGGCGTCGGGAATCTCGAACTGGTCGGCAATTTGCTGGGGGGACGGCTCGAGGTTCCGAGCGTCCGGGGCGAAGAGGCGCAGATGAGACACGCCATGGTCTCTCCACCGCGCGGCCAACGCTGACCGCCGGCAGGCTCGGGGGTATCAGACGACGCCGGAGCGGCAGCGTTGCCGCCTAAGCGGGTCCTCGGGTGGAAGTAGCCGGCACGGCAGTTGCGCGAGTGGGAGCAGGAGCAGGTGCAGGTGCCCCGCGCCGGGTCGACCGTCTCCCGGCCGACCGACGCGGAGCTACTCCCGGGGTCAATTAAAACATACCATCAGGCGCCGTGCAAGTATCCAAACAATTTCGTTGATGGCATGCTTGGCCATCAGTCGATCCGCCGAAAGCGCCACCAGGGCACGGGCGGGGGCAGGACGCCGGCCTCATATGCCTGGTCGCCGAGCAGGCGCCGGGCCAGGGCCAGGGACTGCCGGCGCGGGCTGACGTAGTAGTAGGGCACCTGCGCCTCGCGGAGCGCGTCCCAGACCTGGTAGAGCGCATCGGTCTCGCCGAGGGCGGCGCCGACCTCGTCCACGGCGGCCACGGCCTCCAGGTGCTGGTGGTAGGCGCGGTTGAAGGCCAGCGCGTCCGTGATCGTGTTGCGGTCAGGCCAGCGCTGGCAGTCGGCCAGGGGCGGCGCGGTGGCCAGCTCCCGGACCCGGTGGCGGAGCCGGGCCAGGTCCTCCGCGAAGTCGCCGGGGTGACGGAGCGTGTAGCTCGTCTCGCGCGGGTCGAGGACCTCGCCGGCGATGGCGACCTGCTGGAGGTAGGGCGCCAGGGCCGGCCGCCAGCAGGGTGGCACGTCGGCGGGCACCAGCAGCAGGGCCAGGGCGAGGTAGGTGTAGAAGGCAGTCATGGGGCGCCTCTCACCGGCGACCGAATTCCTCGACCGCGTAGGTGACGCCGCCGGCCGAGCGGGCCACGGCGATGCCGGTATCCGCGTAGGCCGGGTTGAGCAGGTTGGCGACATGCTCGGCGCTGCCGAACCACTGGTCGAGCAGCTGGCCGATTGGGTCGCGGTAGCCCCAGTTGTCGGCGGCATTGCTGCCGAGGGCTGTCCACGGGTAGCCCGTGGCCTCGACCGCGGCGACGAAGCCAGCGTCGCCGGTGTAGACGTCTGCGCTGGCCTGCCTGCGTGCCAGGGCCTCCGCCGCGGCCTGCAGGCGCGGCTCGACGTGCAGCGAAGCGCTGTCGTGGGCAAGCCGGGCGCCATTGACGGCGGCCAGGAGGCGGGCCTCAGCAGCGCTCAGGCCGGCTGCCGCCAGGTGCGCGGCGCGGTGGCGATGGCGATGCCCATGCCCATGGGGTGCCATCGCCACGGCGCTGCAGGCGTCCCGATGTTCGAGGACCTCGACGCCAGGATAGAATGCGCCCATGGAAACCCTGCAAGTGATCCTCAACTTGATCTGCCACGTTGCGCTGCTGTCGGTCGCCTTCTTTGCGGGGAGCCTGTGGGGCATGTGGCTGGTGGTCCGCCGCGCCGGGCCTGGAGCGCGGCACGGGTGGGCGCTCCCGCGTCCGCGCGACTGTCCCTGCTGCAAGGCGCGTCAGCGGTGGGCGTGTCCGCCCCCGGAAACGCCGTGGCCGAATGAGCCGTAGTAGCCGTGCCCGTAGTAGCCGAAGGTGTTGAAGCCGACGAACCCGGGGTACACCGGCGTCACGGCCTCCAGGACCACGACCGGGGCCGCATAGGTCTGCACGGGCGCGGCCAGGGCGGCAGGCGCCACCAGGGCCGGCTGGGCGTAGCTGCTCACGGCGGGCTGGACCACGGTGCTCTGCACGAGCGGTGCCGTGACGACGGCCTGAACGGGGCTGACCACCACGGACGGGGTCACGACCACCGCGGTGCCGGGGTAGCCGCCGTAACCGCCGAAGTGGCAGGCCGGGGCGACGGGCGCCAGCAGGGCCAGGGCCAGGATGGCCAGCAGGCTGGAAAGAACGCGCATCGGAGTTATCTCCTCTCCAAATCGGGAACGCAGCAAGCGTTGCTGCAGCCAGGTTGCCAGGGAAGCGTTTCCGGCCTCAATTCGTCAGCCAGGACCGGAGCGTCGCCTTCTCCGTTTCACTGAGCGCCGGCTTGTTGCCTGGCGGCATGCTGCCGTCGGCAATGACCTCGGCGACGGTCGCCTTCGTGATGCCCCGGAGGGCGAAGGCGCCCGCGTCGTCGAAGAGCTGCACCGGCCCCGAGTGACGCGGTCCGCGGGCGGCGGCACCGGTGTGACACTCAGCACAGCGCTGCTGCAGGATCGCGGCAGCCTGGCCGATGCCGGCGCGGCCCGGAGCTGCCGCGGGCGCCTGCGCGGAGCCCGGCACGGACGGCGGCCGATCGGCCGCGGCGGCGCCCGGCACGGACGGCGGCAGGTCCGCGGCCCCCGCCGCAGCACCGCTCTGGAGCGCGGCCAGCTGGGCGCGCAGGGCCTTCAGCTCGGCGGCGACGCCCGACGACTCCTGCTGGGCCGCCTGCAGCTTCTGCTGCTCCGCCTGGTAGGCCGCCTGGCTTACCACCGCCGGCAAGGGCGCCGAGGGCGCGCCCACAAACTCGAAGAAGGTGATGGTCGGGAAGTAGTCGTGGCAGTCGTGGACAGCGCCCTGATCGTGGCCATGAGCCGCACGGCTATACGAGCGCTGGACGTAGCCGGGCTGCCCATAGCCCTGGCCGGACACGTTGCCGGCCAGGGCGACGAGGAGCAGACCGGGCGCGCAGAGGACGAGGAGGGCGACGGGGAAGCGCATGGCAGGGATCCTCAGTTGTGGGGCACGCCGGCCAGCAGCTGCTGCAGCTGGCCGAGCCCGGACGATTCCCACTGGTCGCGGCGCTGGCCGCGCGGCCCCCGGGGCGGGCGCTGGACCAGGCCGGCCAGGGTGTGATCCACGGCGCCACCGCGTTCGATGACGGCGCGGACGACGTCGGGCGGATAGCCGACGTCGGCACTGGCCGCGGCCAGGTCGACCGGGGCCTCATACTGCACGAGCGCCCTTTGCAGGAGCAAGGCGTTGGCGGCGGCGCCCAGGCCGTTGCACGCCTTCACGGCCGCGTCGTAGCTGGCCTGGTCGGCCGTGACCAGGTCGTCGACCTCGACGGCGAAGTAGCGATCGGCAATCCGCTGCGCCAGGTGGGCGTCGCGCTGGCGGATGGTCTCCAGGCCCAGGCGGATGGGCTGGGAGGCGTGCAGGCGCACCTCGTCGCGCACCGGGATGATGCCCTGGGCATGGCAGGCGATGCAGTTGCGTGCCGTCCACACCTGCTTGTCGCGCAAGGGCGTGCGCGCGTCGATGGCCACGTCGGCGGCGGCCTTGTCGAGCCGCTGGCCCTTGCCGTTGGCCACGAAATAAATCTGCAACCCGATCCGGTTGGCCGCGATCAGCTCCTGGGCGTCGGGGGCGGCGTTGAGCAGGTCGGACAGGACGTCCTCGTTGACCAGCTTGCCGTTGATAATCTGCAATTGCAGACTCGAATTGTAGTCATAGCTGGCCCAGAAGTAGCCGCGGCCGTGGCGGGCCAGAGTGGGCGTGCGCTCGAGGCTGCGGTTATGAAGGGCGACCTCGGACCAGAGCACGGCGCCCCGCGCCTGGCTGCCCAGCTTGTCGGCGGTGGCCTGGTCCAGGAACACCAGGTCCTGGAACTGGCGGAGGCTGTCGCCGACGCCCAGCAGCTCATGGTAGCGCGGCTCCAGCAGGGCATTGGTCAGGAACCAGTCGGCGCGGACGATGGGGAAGTTCGTGTGCGTCTCCGCGGCCAGGCTGAGCAGCGCGCCCTTGTCGAGCCAGGGCGCCAGCCCGGTGACGAGCTCGACCTGCCGGCGCGGCCGCGGCAGCGGCTCGGCGCGCGTGTAGAGGTAATGCGTGCCCACCTGGTAGGGGCGGCCGTAGCCGTCGCGGGCGATGGCATCGCCGGTCCAGTAGAGGGGCTCGCCGGCGGCCCCGTGGTAGGGCCGCTCCTGTTCGTCGCGGGCGCGCCCGTCGTCGGCCGGCGGAGCGTCGTGGGCCGTGGCCCTGGTCAGGTAGAAATAGGGCTCCGGAAAGGGCGCGAAACCGGATCCCGTGGAGATCAGCTTGTCGAAGGCTTGCGGGCTGATGTGGTAGGCGCGCAGGTCCACGCGCAGCAGACGGTCGCCCACCAGCACCGGGGGCACGAGCAGGTCGGGGTTGAGACTATTGAAGGTAAAGTTGACCAGCTTGACGTAATCGGCAAGCCGCTCGGCGGGCAGCCAGTAGAGGGAGACGTAGCGGTAATAGCAGCGCTCGCCGGCCGGCAGGGTCACGAGATCGGCCGCAGCGGTGACCACGGCCGAGGACGGGGTGAGCAACACCGCCGGGGCCGGCGGCACCGCGGGCGGCGCGTCGGCGGCGATCGCCAGGGTGGCCGCCATGAGCAAGAGCGCCCCTTCCAGGGCCAGGAGAGGCCAGCGTGCCCTCCGCCGTGCGGCGATCGGCAGATGCTTGGTCCGCAAAGCAGTCCCCTCAATCTCCGCCCGTGAGCACCAAGGCCAGAAGCACGATGACGCACAGGGCCAGAACCCAGAGCGCCCCGGTGCCAATCCAGAAGAGCAGCTCGCTCACTTGGCCCCCTGGTTCACCCGATCGACTGCGGCCAGCACGGCCGCCTCGCTCATGCCCTCCGTCAGCGGTAGCGCCTGCTCGGGTGGCAGGATGCTGCCATCGGCCGCCTGGAGGATCAGCACGGCCCCGCCGGCAGGCGCCGCCAACCCCGCGACCGTGCCGGTGCTGACGGGACCGTGCAGGCGGATCTGCCGCTCCAGCAGGGCCGCCTTCAGGCTCGTCGATTCCGCCAGGGTCTTCGCCGCCGGCGGTAGCGTGTCCGCGTAGACCACGGTGGCATGCCGGACCTTGCCGGCCACGGGCGGCGCCGGCTTGCCGGCACTGCCGCCGCCGGCCTCGGCGCCCTTCACCCGGACGGTCGCCTCGGCGAGCTGGTCGCCGCTGCCGGCGACAATCCAGACCTCGGTACCCGGTGGCGGCATGGCCACGAGCAGCGTCGTGCCCTGGGGCGCGTAGTCCAGCTCGGTGGGCGGGAACGGATGCACCTTCCAGGCCACCTTGCCCGGGGCACCCGTGGCCGTGACGGCGATCAGCTTGCCCAGCCTGTAGTCGATCGAGCCGGGCGCCTGCAGGGCCAGCTTTGCCGGCGCGGGCGCAGGCGTCTGCTCGGGCGGCGGCGGCTGGGCGGCGGCCGTGGCGCAGCCGGTCAGCAGACATAGGAGCAGGGGCATCAGGCGGCGCATCGCTTCTCCGTGTGGCGCTGGAGCAGGACGCGCACCCAGGCGGGCGGGGGCACGTCGATGGACGCGCAGCGCCGGGCGATCGCCTGGGCGCGCTCCAGTTTCTTGGCCTCGCGTCGCTCTCTGGTCGCCATGGAAGATTCCTTGGTGCGGGCGAAGGTCAGGGCGAATCAGACGTTGGGCAGCTCCTGGTCCACCTCCTGGCGGACCATGCTGACGATGCGCTGCCACTGCACCGACCGCGTCTTGCCCAGGACGCGGGCAAACGCGGCGTTGACCCTGGCCATGCCGTCGCGCAAGGTCGCGGCCCACACGCCGGCCGGCGGGGGTGCCGGCGGTGGCGGGGGATTGGGCACAGGCGGCGGCAGGTCGGGAGCGCCGACCAGGGCGGCCAGCAGCGCCGGGCCGTTCGGCGTGCCCAGGCCGGTGCAGGGATCCCAGCCGGTGTCGGCTCGCCAGGCGCCGTTGTTGCCGACCGTGACGTCGCGCAGCGCCTCGGCATGCTGATAGAGCAGGGGCGCGACGAAGCCCAGCCGGCTGCCCTTGGCCGCCGTCAGGGCCGCCAGCAGGCCGGCCCAGAGCGGAGCGACCGCCGAGGTGCCGCCGACCGCCTCGTCCTGGCCATTTACCCGGATCACGTAGCCCGTCACCGGGTCGGCATTGCCGGCGACGTCGGGCACGCCGCGCTCCACGTTGCCGGTAATGGTCTGCCAGGGCGGCCGGGCATAGATGGCGGAGTAGCCGCCCCCGGTCGCCGAGCTGGCCGAGTCGTTCCAGACGGTCTCCGCAGTGATCGTGCTGCCCGTGCCCACGAGCCGCGTGCCGCCGCAGCCGAGGGCATGGGGGGAGCTGGCCGGGAAATCGACGTTGTTGCCCTGGTCGCTGTCGCTGCTGCCCGTGTCGCCGGCGGCGGGGCAGACGGTAATGTGGGCGGCGACGGCGGCGGCCAGCTGGGCCTCGACCGGCTCCATGCCGCTACCCCAGCTGCGCTCGTCCGTGCCCCAGCTGATGGAGATGACGTCGGCGCCCCGGGCGATCAGGGCCGCCAGGCCGTCGGCAAAGCCCTCGTTGGTGTTGGGCGCTGCCGCGAAGAGGAGCTGCGCCGGCCGGCCGGTGCAGTAGCTGTAGACCGCGGCGGAGACCTGGATGTCCAGGCAGTTCTCGACGTCGGCGTCGCTGCCGGTCTCGGGCGTGGCGCCGTCGACCGAGATGACCGTGATCTGGGGGGCCGGCAGGCCAAGCTCGGCGAAGTACGCGGTGATGTCCGCGGGGTCGTAGCCACCACCCAGGCTCAGGATGCCAATGACGGCATCCTTTACCGGCGTCACCTTGGGCAGGCCATAGAGCTGCGCCACCTGCACCGGGGTCAGCGTCTGCGCTGCCCGCGCGGCCAGGCGCGGCAGCCGATGGCAATAGGAGCGGCAGAGTGGCCTCTGCGCGGGCTTGCCGCGTGTTAGCTTGGCGGGCTTCTTCGTCCTCGGCATTTACTTCCTCCGCAGGTCCCACAGGAGCGGTCCAAAGGCCGCGGCATAGAGGGCCCAGACGAGCATCCAGGCCAGCACGATGAGGGCGTAGGTGAGCCAGTCGGTGCCGGACCGCCAGGGAGGCTCGTCGCGTCGATCGGGTGTCACTTAGTCAGTCTCCCCAGGGGTCCAGGCGATGGCGATGGCCCGTCGATCCGCCCCCAGACGCGGCAGCCCATGCCGGGGGCCGTGCTGGCGCGGAAGCGGCTGCCGTCGGCCTCCATCACTTCCAGGTAATCGCCAGCCTGGTGATGGAGCCGGCGGTCCGCCGCGGCCACCTTCGGGTCGGGCTCCCAGCCGTCGGCGAGCAACTCCTGCTCGAAGACGTCGAGCTCCGTCCAGCTGTCGAACTGCCGCCAGTCGGCCCGTCCGTTCTTCTGCCAGAGCAGGGTCAACCGGGCCATGACGACACCTCCGGGGCCCAGAAGGGGACGGCCGGTCCGGCGCCGACCGCCGTCCCCAAGCGCCGTCTCACGCGCCCGGGTCGTGGATGCGCAGGGGCGTCGTCAGCACCGGGCTGCCCGGCGGCGGCTGGGTCGGCGCGGCCGGGATGCCCCGGTGCTCCAGGATCTTGACCACGAGTAGCAGGGCCGGCACGATGCCGGCGATGCCGCTCAGGATCGTCTGCAGGGCGCCGGTCAACGGGCCGACGTCGCCGACCGTGACCAGGCCGCGCATGAGCAGCAGCGACACGAAGAGGCCGGCCACCAGGGACCAGTCCGTCGCCTTCCAGTTCCGCAGGGCAGCCACGATCGCCAGGAGCTGCGGCAGGACATTTTTCACGTTGGCACTCCCTTTACTTGTCTTCTAGCGACGGACGCGGCCGCTCCTGGTACCAGGGGATGCGCGCGGTGGCCAGGGCGCTCGTCAAGGTGGCGATGGCCTGCTCCACCCGGTCCAGCCGCTCGACCAGCAGCGTCATGTGCCGGTCGTGCGCCTTCCGCTCCGCCTGCATTTCCTGGCGGAAGGTATCGAGCATGCCGGGGATGACCTTGCGCAGCACCACCCAGAGGAGGCCCACCAGGGCGAGCGCCTCGAGACCTGCCAGGCCCCACTGGGCGTAGGAGTTGACGAGCATGTCCATGCAGGTGGCGAGGTCGGGTGCTGGGGATGCCGGCCACGCCGTGCGGCCGAACAGGAAGGGATTATGGGATGACCGAACGTCCCGGCTCAAAGCGGCGCTGCCGGCAGCAGAGCCTCGTAATCCTGCCGCCAGCGCGGCACGATCTCGAAGCGCCCGGATGCCACCGGGCGCTCTCCCCACTGGCGATAGAAGGCATCGTGATCGGGCGAGCCGGAGACATGGCAGGGGCTGACTCCCCAGCGGTAGATGTAGGCTGGCCTGTCGTCGGGCGCCAGGGGCGGCGCCACCTTGACCGTGGCCCGCAGCGCGCTGTCGAACGCGGCATCCTGGGCGCCGCTGATGCACGGGTAGCCGCCCGCGGCCAGCCAGGCAGCGCGGGTGTAGGCCGAGGCGTTGTGGCCCACCCCGCCATGATCCCGGCGGGGCTCGCGTCCCTGCTGCCAGTACCAGACCGCGTGCGGATTCCAGTAGCCGCAGTCGCCCAGATGATGGACGGCCTGGCGGATGCGATGGGGCAAGGCCAGGTCGTCGTCCTCCCAGGGCAGGATCACGTCGCCCCAGGATTGGCCGACCCCATAGTTGTACTTGGCGCCCAGGGTGGCGATGCGGAAGGGCAGATTGAGGATGCGCAGGTCGGGAAAGGGAGCAGCACAGAACAGCTCCTGCTGGGGAGCATCGTTGACGACGACCAGCTGCCGGCGCGACATGGGATAGTCCTGGCGCAGGAAACTGGCGACCGCCTCGGCCAGAAGATGCCCGTGGTCCGGGTACCTGCCGTAGGTCGGACAGATGCAGGAGACGTAGGGTAGGCTCATCACGCTGCCTCTTTGACTTCCGCCAGGGGCAGCGGCCAGCGGGCCAGGGGACAATCCTCCGTGGTCAGCATCGCCTTGCCCGGCTGCCCGGCCTTGGCCGTGCCGTCGGGCCACTCGACGAGGTAGCAACCGCACTTGCTGCAGCGCTCCCCGTTGCGCAGCGGGCACAGAGCGCACACATCGAGCCGCTGGCCCGCCTGGTCCTCGGTGACGAGCAGCTCGTGCCCCTGCACTTTGGCAGCGGCCATTCGAGCAAGTGCCCTGGCATAGTTCCACACCTGGGTCGCCGTCGAGGGCAGGTCGGGCTTGTCGGCCGGGTCGCGGCTCAGCACGGTGAGGCCGTGATTGTTGCTGTCATGCCGGATGACACTCCATTCCGGATGCAGGCGCACGTACTTGCGCAGGGCCGGCAGCAGGCCCGGCCCGCCGTTGTCGCCCTGCTCCCCGTAAATCTCTGTGTCGTGGAGGCAGATTCTCCGTTTGGTCCGGGGCGCATGCCGCCACAGCTCGGCCCACAGCTGGTCGGCGTGGTGCAGGGTGTCGATGAAAAGCAGGTCGCATTCCTCGATCTCCACGTTCCGCGAATCCCCCTGGCGGAACTCGAAGTCGGTGTCGCCGGCGACGGTGCGCAGCATCGCCGCCAGGCGCTCGTCGCGCTGCAGGTCGTAGGTGACGAACCGTTTCGGCTGCCCGGCCAGGAGCGCGACGGTCGAGACGCCATGGCGGACGCCGAACTCCACCACCACGTCGGCCTCGGACGCGAGCTGCGTCAGGGTCGGTACATGCTCGTTGATGTCCGAGGGGGTCCGCGCTGCCAGCTGGGCGAGCTGCTCCAGTGTGGCGAGGGGCGCGGGCTCCGTGGGCACCGGTGCCGGGGCAGCCTGGCCATTGCAGCAGGCCGCGGCCGGTTGCACGGACAGGGGCGACTCGGGCGGGTTGGCCGGGTCACCCACGAGCTGCTGCCAGTGTTCCTCGGCGATCACGCCGGCCGGGAAGGCGGCGCGAATGGGCTCCAGCGGCCAGCCCAGCTCGGTCCACTCCAGGACGTAGTTGCGGGCCCTGGTCCAGGCGCTCAACGGATAGGGGACCCTCTGGCGGCCGAAGAAATGCCACCAGCCCAGCCAGGGCACGAACAGGTTCCGGCCGCCGGCCCGGCGGATCTTCTCGTGGATGTACAGCTCCTCGCCGCCAAAGCCCCTTGCCCTGGGATGAAAGCCCGGCCAGGCCGCCTTGCGGCAGGCGAAGGCACCCAGCCCCATGCCGGGGATCTCGACCGGCTCCTGCTCGTCGGCGATGCAGCGCCAGCCGTGCTGGGGCAGCACCTCCTCGTGGCCGGCGTAGGCCAGGCGCGGCAGGCCGGGCACCTGGGAGGCGTGGGTCGGCAGCCCCTCGCCCAGCCGGATCGGCTGCACCAGGCCCTCGAGGTCCTGGTGGGCGCACGACCAGAGCGAGCCATCGACGGGACTGCGCCAGGCCCGTCCCCAGACGCCGTACATCTGGTCGCGCCAGACCGGGTCGAAGTGGGTGCCGAGCACCTCCAGGTCGTCGCGGAGCAGGGGACCGCTGAGCAGGTCCAGGCTGTCCGGGTCATCCTGGTAGTAGGCGATGAGCCGGGCGAGGCTGCCTGGCGTGAACAGCACATGGCAATCGCAGACCAGCACCGCCGCGCCGGAGGCCTCCGCGAAGATGCGGTCGCGGGGCGCCGACGTGCCGACCACTTCCGGCGCCGGGATGTAGCGCGCCAGCATCCGCTCCTGAACCTGCTTGACGAAGGCGCGGTTCTGCGCCCCCGAGGCCGAGTCGGGCTGATTGTCCACGACCAGCAGCTCCAGGTGCGGCAGCACCTCCGGGTGGAACAGGCGCAGGGCCTGGATGGTGAAGGCGACGCCGGCGTGGTCGTCGAAGGTGGCCATGCCGAGGGTCAGAAAGGGAGACATACGCTCTCCATTAGGCGCAGGGATTGGTGATGCTGTCGCCGCTGGTGCAGCCCAGCGACCCGGGATTCTGGCAGCTGCAGCCGCCCGTGCAGGCGTTGGCGAAGAGTTGCCAGCGCGCGCCCACGCAGTGCCAGGTGCAGTTACCGCACGCGCCCGTCGTGGTGGACGTCGTGGTGCCGCCGGCCTGGCACGGCGTCACGATGGTCTGGTAGCCGCCCGTGAGTACGGGCGGGCAGGGCGGGTAGATGCAGCCGCAGGTGCCGACGCAGTTAATGATCATGAGCTGCCAGTTGGCGCCGCCCAGCTGGCCCGGAAAGAACGCCCATGTGCAGTTGCTGCAGGCGCTCGTCGTGGTCGTGGTCGTCGTGCAGGGTGCCTGCGTCGTCGTGGTCGTGGTGGTTGTCGTGGTCGTCGTGGTGGTGGTGCCGGACTGCACGCAGGGGGTGAAGGCGGTTTCGCCGATGGTGCAGGCGAAGGTGGGCCGGGCGCAGTCGCAGATGGCGGTGCAGGCGTTCGTCACCAGGGACCAGGTGGCGCTGGCAATGTTGATGCACTTCCAGGTGCAGTGGTTGGCGCACCCCGTGGTCGTGGTGGTGGAGGTCGTCGTCGTGGAGGTGGTCGTTGTCGTCGTCGAGGTGGTCGTTGTGCGAGCGCAGGGCATCTGCGCCGTCTGGCCGGAAACCGGATTGATGCCGGGCGACGGCTGATTGAGACAGACGCAGGAGAAATCGCATGTCGAGCACAGAACCTCCCAGATCGTGCCGTTGTACTGCCAGAGGCACTGCCCGGTACACTTGCCCTGACCGGGCGTCGTGGAGCTGGTCGGCCCGCCGCCGCCCGCGCCGGGCGGGCAGCTGGCGCCGCCGAAATAGCACGGCGTCTGGGCTCCCTGGCAGCACTGGGTCGGGCTGGCCGGGAGGGGCGGTCGAGGGCAGCAGCAGTTGCAGCCGGGCACGCTGGTAGCCGCGCAGGCGACACCGCCAACCTGAGTTTGTGCCTCCGTGATACACCAGGTGCTCCCCACCGGCGCTGTTGGCAGCCAGCAAAAAGTACCCAGCGACGGGTCGAGAAGGTAGCAGGTGGCATCCCAGGCCCAGTTGCAGACACCACTGCAGCTCGGCGGCGACGGCGGGATGGGATAGGGGTTCCCGGCGCAGGGGGCCGTGATCAGGCCGCAGAAGTCGGGAGCGCAGGTCGGCGTCTGACAATAGCAGCCCGCAGCGCCGTGGCAGCCGCCGTCATTCACCAGGGTGGCGATGGCGACGCCGTCGCCACCCAGAAGGCCAACCGCGCCGCCGCAGGGATCGCAGGCGAACGTGCAGTTGCCCATGCAGCTCGATCCGGTCGGCCCGCAGTAGGGCGGCGGCTGCGACTGGGAGCCGTCGGGCAGGCAGACCGTCACCGTCGTATCGGTGCCCGAGCCGCACTGGCCGCCGCAGTAGGTGGGGTTGCTGCAGACGGAGCAGGGAGTGACGCAGGTGCTGGAATTGAGGTTCCAGCTATTGGTGCCCTGGGACCAGCCCCAGCTGCAGGAGCCGGCGCAGGGCGTGGTGGTGCCGCTGCACCCGCACTGGACGGCGTACTCCCGGCCGATCGCGGGATTGGTGTTCCAGGCAGCCGGCCAGATCCACACCTGGGCGTTGAGGGGGAGCGTCTCGACCCCGCCCATGCAGTAAAGCGGGTGCAGCCCGCCGGCGGTACCCGTCAGGCCGTTCGGCTTGTCGACCAGCTGGCCGCTGGGAAGGAACTGCTGTTCCACCCACGAATAGGCGATGACGGCGGGCTGGGATGCGGCATTGCTGCCGGTGATGCGCGCTGGGAAACGGTCCTGAATGTCCAAGCTGATGACGGGACCGCCGCCGCCCTCGTACTTGCGCAGGGGCGCGGTCACGTCGAGATGCAGCATGCGCGCCAGCTCGCGCAGGGCGTCGTTGAGGACGCCCGCGCTGTCGCGGCTGATCGGGCCGGGAGGGATCGATGGCCAGGACCGGTGTGCCATGCAGTCGAAGGGTAGAGGGCGCAGGCGTCCGGGGGCAAAGGGCGACGTTTTGCTCTCGGACGGCAAACGGTAGTTCAATGGCGCCCGTTCGCCCATGAACGCCGGAGAACAGTCATGTTGCTCACCATCGGTCAGGCTGCCGAGCGTCTCGGCGCCCAGAGCTGGCGCTTGCGCCGGCTCTATCAGCGAGGGCTTCTGCCGGAACCTCAGTGGGTCGGCAGGAGTCGGGTTGTCAATGAGGATGATCTGCCCCAGATCCGCACAGCTCTCGAAAAGGCTGGGTACTTGCCAGAGCGTTGATGCAAAAACGGCAGGCCCTGGCCGGTTCATGAGGCCGGCCGTCCCGCTGATGGAATTTGCTTGCCCTGCCTCTGCCCTGCTGCCATAGTGACAGGCGCACCGGGTCGCTGGTCTGATCCACCCGTCGGCTCTCGTGCGCCGTCCGGCCGACTCACCCGCCGGGCGCCGCGCGAGAGCAGCGCCCGGTCGAGGGTGAGCCACCATGTCGCTGCGCTGCTCCTGTCCCCACTGTGGGCGCGTCCTGACTGCGCCCGACGATCGTGCCGGCAAACGCGCCACCTGCCCCGCCTGCCGCCAGAAATTCCTGCTGCCCGGCAGCAGCGCGCCGCCGCCCGTGCGCCTGCCGGCCACCGCGCTGGCGCCGCCGCCCCTGCCCATGCCCTGCCCGGGCTGCGGCCGGCTGATCGCGCTGCAGCCGGATGAGATGAGCACGCTGATCGAATGCGCCCAGTGTCTGACCCGCTTCGTGCCCGGGGCGTCCGTGCAGGCGCCTGCTCCGGTAGTCGCGCCTGCGCAGGTCATCGTGCCGCCGCCCGCGCCGCAGCCGCAGCTGGTCTACCAGCAGACGGAGTACACGCACCGGTCGCGCAACCTCTGGCAATGGTTCGTCGGCATGCCCGTGGGCGTCTTGCTCCTGACCGTCGCCGGCCTGATCCTGGCCCCCTTCTGCTGCTGCGGCGGCGCCTTCCTGCTCGGACTCGTGAAGGAGCCCGGCCGCGGGGCGGGAGCGCCGGAGGCAGCAGGCAAGCATGCCGGCAAGGACGTCGGTGCCGATCAGGGGAATCTTCCGAGGGCAGCCGATGCCGTTCCCCAGGAAGAGATCAAGCCGGCCGGCGGCCGTGCTCCCGGGCCTTATCCAGAGAGCACTGCCCTGCTGGTGTCCTTGCGCAAGGTCGTCGCCGAGCCGGGCGGTCTGGAGGTGATCGACTGGGGAGAAGTGCCCACGGTGCCTGATCGCCTGGGCCGCCTGATTTTCGTGCTGACGGTTCGGGCCAGGAATCCGTTTGGGGCCAAGGAACGCCAGGTGTGGCAGGGCTACGTCAAGGAGGGCGAGGTTGTCTGGTGGCACCGCAACGCCAGCGACTCCACACCCGGCGAGTACATCACACCTCCCGGCGTGAAGCAGTAAAGACCTATCTAGGTTGTGTTCATTTGCCAGGCGACGGCCGGATCCACGCTATCGAAGGGCGGCAGGTTGGTGTCGTTGCTGACGATGCCCTGCCAGTCCCGGCCGTTTTGCGTGGACAGGTTGTGTCCGCTCTTCTGCCAGGTGCCGTCCCCGCCCGGAGGCTCGTGGTAGATGGCGCGGATGGTGACGTTCCAGTAGCGCGGTACGTCGGTCGCGACCTGATTGAGCCAGACGGGCGATACCGGGGCCACGCGGGGCTCCAGGGTCGGCTGCTCGAAGAGCAGCGTGCCCGGATTCTTGCCCCAGAAGGTCACGCTGTTGACCTTGTTGCGGACGGAGTAGAGATTCGTGGGATTGCCCTTGGAGTCGAAGAGCCCGACGTGGGGCACGTCGTACCACTTCCACTCGAAGATGTCCCGGCTGATCGGCAAGCCGATCCCTTGTTGCAAGGGGCCGGTGTAGGTGCCCCCGGCGGCCCACTTGTGTAAGCCCCGCTCGCACGTAAAAACAGTATCCGCCGGCTTGGGCGTCCAGACCGTCCAGCGGTTGTACTCCTTGTTGGCACACTGGAAGTCGCTGAGGATGGCGTAGGGCGGCACCCAGAAGCGCACGGCCAGCCGCGCCCACTGGTAGCCGGCGAAAGGTCCGTAACGGAATGCCTGCTTGCCGGTGAACTTCACGCCCTCGGCCTTGACGATCTCCCTGGCGAACATGGTCGGGTAGGCCGGGTGGCGCATGGGCAGCTGGCGGGAAAGCTGCGTGGTGGCCGTGTTGTTGCCCGGGCTGCCCGTGGACGGTCCGCCGATCTGGAAGTTCCAACCGAGGATGGCGCCGATCGCGCCGACGCTGCTGGCGATGTCGTAGAAGGCATCGGCCCAGTAGAAGTCCATCTTGAAGACGCCCTGGGTGACGTCCGTGCCGAACTGCATGTCCCACTCGGGCGACGGTCCCCGTCCGGACAGGTACATGCGGTACCGGTAGGCACCGATGTTGCCCGCGACGGCCTGCGCCTGCAGTGGAAACGGGTCGCTCACCGTTGGCTCCTAGAACCCCGCCATGCCCTTCTCGACGCCCTCGCCACTGGTGCCGCCACCCATGGCCGCGGCAATGCCAGCGACGGCCGCCTTGATCGCTTCGGCCAGGCTGGTCTGCTTGATGGCCTCCGCCGCAATCGTCTCCGTGTGCTTGGCGGTCTTTTCCTGCGGCCCCGCGGCGGCGCCCGACTGCAGGCCCGCCTTGATGAGCGAGTCGGCGAACGACTCCAGGCTCATCTGCTGGACCGGCTGAGCGGACTTGCCGAACGACCCGCCCTCCTCGAACTTGAACGACGGCAGCTTGATCTGCGGAACGTGGATCCTGGGAGTCGCCTTCTCCAGCTCGTGGCGCACGGCCTTGAAGAGGATGCCCAGCTTGGACAGGCCCCAGGTCACGGTCTCGACGACGTTGCGCAGCACGTTGACGAACAGGGTCAGGGCGCTGACCACCGGCCCCAGGATGTAGGGCGCCACCTCGCTGAGCACGTCGAGGAAGACCGCCACGCCGTCGGTGCCCGTGCTGACGAGCTGCCCCGTCAGCATGCCCAGCTCGCCGAACAGCTCCATGACCGTTTGGGCCAGGCCGCCGAACGTGACCTTGAGCGCTTCCCACAGGTTTTCGAGGGGCCCGAGCAGGCTGGTCAGGCCCCCCAGGCTGCTGCCGATGGCCAGCACGCCGTCAATGACGGGCTGGAAGAAGGTCATCAGGCTTGTCCAGGCGCTCTGCAGCGTGCCGAGGATGCCGCCGACGCCGCCCAGGCTCTCGAACGCGGCCAGGACCTGGGTGGCCACGGCCCCGACGATGCCGCCGAAGCCCTGGAGCGCGGCCAGGAGCACGCCCTGGAAGAGCGGGGCCACCTGCTCGACGACGGGGATGAGCGCAGCGCGCACCTGTTCCCAGGCGGTGCGCAGGGGGGCCAGGGCGGCAGTGATCGCCTGCTGGCTGGGCAGCACGGTCTGCAGCGCGTCGCCGAAGAAGCGGACGGCATCCGTCATCAATTGGAGCACGGGCACGAAGCGCGAGCCGATCACGCCCTGGACGTCCTGCACCGCGATCTGGAAGAGCCGGACGCTGGCCGGGTTGAAGGTGCCGGCCAGCTGGGTCATGGTGCCGAGGAACCCCTGGACGGCCGCCGCGGTCGAGCCAAGGAAGGTGCCGAGCCCTGCGATGGCGGTGCTCAGGACCGGGATTCCCGTGCCCTTGCCGAGGTCGGCCAGGGCGGCGCCTGCTCCCTGGGCCGCCTCCAGGCCCAGGGCGATGGGCCCCAGCTCGCTCTGCAGCGCCTGCAATCCCGTCGTCACGGCATTGAGCCCGCCGGCGACGAGCTTCGTGGCGGTCTTGCCCAGCACGTCCAGGGCCCGGTCGGCGGCGGCCACGGCAACCACCGCCGCGGCCACGGGAGCCGCCACGGCCAGCAGGGCACCGGCCGCCGGAGCCAGGGCTGCTGCGCCGGTAGCGGCGGCCTCGGCTCCGCCCGCAGCCGCGGCCTCACCGCCGGCGGCAGCTGCTGCTTCGCCCGCAGCAGGGGCAGCCGTGGGCGGAGGGATAAGCGGCTGTGCAGGCGGTGGCGCCGGCGCCACGGTCGTCCTGGGGGGCGGTGCGGGGGCCACGGTCGGCGGCGCGGGCGGCGTGGCGCTGGCCGCCGGCGCTACAGGCGGCGCGGCCTGCTGCTTGCCGCCGGCGACGAGCTGTTGCACGCCTTCGAGGACCTTGCCGAGCCCGCCACCGCCGCCGGCCTGCTGGCCGAGGGCGCCGCCCACCAGGTTGCCCAGGCCGGTGAACAGCAGGCCCTTGAGCCCGCCACCGCCAAAGGCGCTGCCGAGCAGAGAACCGAGGAGCCGTCCCCAGTCCTGCCCGGTCTGCGGCGTGTTGATGCCCAGTCCCGCCCCGATCTTGGCCAGGGCACTGGTTGGCTTCTGGCGCTCCCGTTCCTCGGCGTGCAGCCGGGCGCGGCGCTTTTGCGCCTCCTCGATCTGCAGCTCCAGGGCCACTTGCTGACGCAGCACCGCCGGATCGCTGGCCACCTGGATCGTGGCCAGCGTCCGGTCCTGCTGGTCGAGACTGGCATTGATTTCCTTGAGCAGCTCCAGCCGCCGCTGCAGCGAGCTGAGCCCAGCCTGCGGGTCCTGGATGTTCGGCGGCGCGAGCGCGGCAGCAGTCGGCAGCGCCCCGTTGACCTGGCCCGGCGCGGGCCTGCCGGGGAAGAGGCCGCCGCGGGCGCGGTCGAGCAGCTGCTGCTGGCGCTGGATCTCGCGGGAGACGTCGGCGAACGCGGCCTTGAGCTTGTCGGTGCTGGGCGCCAGCTCGACGCCGATCGTGACCTTGCGCGCCATGGCCTAGCCCTTCCAGTTCCGGAACATCTCCGTGGCCTCGTCCGGAGGCACTCCTAGGTCGCGGGCCCTCTGGTACCAGAGGAAGACCAGCTCGGCCTGCATGCCTGCGCCCTTGCTACCGGCAATGACCCAGGCTTCGGCCGGGATCTGCAGCTCCTCCTCGGAGGGGAAGCCGCGCGATGTCCTTCCCTCCGCGTCCGGCGGCGGCGTGCGCTTGAGCCGGCCGTTGTCGTGCCGCGGCCGGAACAGGATGTCGCGGAGCTGCCGATCGGAGAGATGGGCCAGCTCGCCGGGCAGCCGCCCGTGCGCGAACCAGATTTCCGAGGCGACCTCGTCCAGGCCATAGGGCCCGCAGCCGTCCTCGTCGTCGCTCAGCCGGCTGCCGGGGTCGTCGTCGTCGCCGCCGTCCCCGTCGCCGCCGGCTTCTTCCGAAAACCCAGCAGATAACTGAGCGCCGCCCCGAATGCCTGGGGCTCCGCGTCGAGCAGCTCCTGGACCCTGTCGAGCGTGACGCCCGGGTGGTGGGGCTCCAGGAGCAGCTGCGCCAGCCGCTCCATGCCGGCGAAGTCGTCCAGGCTGCGCCGGACCGCCTCGCCCATGCGGTTGCCCCAGGCGTATTTGCCGGCGGCACAGTCGGCGTTGAGGATCGACAGCCCCTGCTTGTAGGCATCCGGATCGAGTCCGGCCTTCGCATCCTCCGCGAGGGCCGTGCGCGCGGCATTGCGGAGCAGGGCACAGTAGCGCGCCTTGACCGCCAGCGTGATCTCGCCCAGGTGCCAGTCCTGCCCCAGGGCGGTCACGATCTCCCCGTAGCCCAGCACTGCCCCGGCATCGTCGGCCATGGTCTGTCCCCTGATTACTTGCTGGTCCAGCCCGGGCAGGTGGCGACCTCGACCGTCCGGACCGTGTCTCCGTTGGGCGCCAGCTGCCGCGGCTGCCGGTAGTGGCGCTCGCAGTAACGATGGCTGTGCACGGTCATGGCGCGCTCGAACTGCTGCCCCTGCGCGCCCGCCTCCGCCGGCAACAGCATCTCGTCGGCGACGCGGTAGGCGGCATCCCGGCCACAGCCCGGCTGTTCGCAGCTCAGGCCGCGGATCAGGACGATGCGTTCGGTGATGCGGCGGAAACGCTGCTGGAGGGCCTGGCCCTGCTGGCGGTCGCCGGCGCCGTCCGGCAGTGCAGACGTTTGCACGGGCGGGGCATAGCTCTCCACGAAGCGCAGCGGGCAGGTGCCGCCCACCAGCCGGGCCGGCAGCGCCATGAGGCGGCCGTCGGGCGTCGCTGCCCAGGCTTGCCACTGGCCAGTGTCGAGGTTCGCGTAACGCGCAAAGGCGATGCGCTCCCCGGTGGCGGCCTTGACCAGCACGCCGTGCAGGCCGGGCTGCGCCTGGCCGTCCACGAACATCGTGCCCTGGCGGACTTCGAGGATCATGGCGGCCACGGTAGCCGGGCGGGCGCTCCCGGCTCCAATGGGCCTAGACGCTGCCGGTGGCGATCGTGTAGCTGCCGTTGGACTTGCCCGAGGCGCCGAAGGTGACGAACTGCTTGGCCTGGGCGCCATTCTGCGCCGCCAGCACGCGGGCCACGGGCAGGGTGTGGCCCACGTTGTCCGTCACGTTCTCATAGAACTTGACATTGGCCATGTCGTCGCGCGGGAAGATGCCAGGCGTGTCGTAGAGGTTGCCGCCCGCGTTCCAGTTGCCCTTGGTGTCCCACTTGGCCACCGTGAAGCCGATCGTTCCCTGCTCGTTGCCGGCCGACTCGAAGTGTGACGTGTCGAGGTCGTCGCCCTCGATGTTGAGGTTCCAGTCGGTGTTCTGCAGGTTGGTGCCGTTGAACTGGGCGCGGCTGCCCTTGCCTGCACGTTGCTTGCCGATTGCACCCGCCATCGTTCACCTGGTACGGGCCTCCCCCGGCCCGGCCCCCGTTGCCTGCTTGCCTTGTCGCGGCCTAGGTGCTGCCGCCGCACACCGTCACCTGGACCTTCGCCGACAGCGCGCCATCGTTGTTGACGATTTTCAGGAGCTTGTGCGTGCTATCCACGAGGATGCCGGTCGCCGACGGGGTGCCGTAGAGCATGATGCCGCCGTTGATGATCGCAAATTTGCTACCGCCGGCTGCGCCTTCGGCCCCGTTGTCGAACCATCCGGAGTGCGACTGGGCACTGAGGCCATTGGTGACGGTGTTGTCGATCGTCACCGAGCTGGCGGCGGTGCCGTTGGTGGCGTCGTCCGTGGAGCTCAGCAGGCGGATGATGATGACCTTGGCCCGGGCCAGGCTGATGGCGGTCTGCTGCAGGATGTCCGTGATGCTGGTCAGGTCGATCGTGGCATTGCCGGACGGGGCAATCGTGGTGATGGTCGAGTACAGCTCGTCGCCGCCGCCGGCCACGTTGTTGGCGACAGCGGTACCGATCGACAGGCTCTTCTGCGGGCTGCTGTTGTTTTGGTTCTGGCCGTAGTCGGCGCCGGTCAGGTTGTTGGCGGCCGTCCAGCCGAAGGCGGCCGCCAGCTTGAAGGCCAGGCTGTTGATTGCCACAAGGGACTCCCGGCCCGCTCCCCGCGCAGGCGGCCCCGCTCGTTAGACTTCGCTCAGGTAGGCAGGCTCCAGCAATGCGGCTGGCCGGTCAGCGTGAAGGCCAGTCGGCCATACTCGCGGCGGCTGCCATCGGGATGGCGAATGTCCAGGTCGGCCGTGCCGTCCTCGTGGACCGCCAGCACGGTCGCCGGCCACGGCTGCCTGGCGGGGCCGGGCCGGACCGGGTGGTCGCCGTGGCGTGTCTGCAGCTGGCCCGCGTCGTCGCGCTGCAGGCCGTTGGCGAGCAGGCCCTGGTGGACCAGGTCGCCGTCGCCGACCGTCAGAAGCCGCTGCCCTTCGCGGAACTGGCGCTTGCCGTCCTTGGGACAGTGATGGTGCCAGTGGAAGTAGCAGCCGCCGCCGTCCAGGGCGTGATCCTCGTGCGGGTAATAGAGCACCGCCTCGCCTACCTGGACTGCGATTCCCGTTGCCGTCATTGGAAGCCTCCCGAATCGTTCTTGGGCCGGGCCTCATTGGCCCAGGCAGTCACCGTGCAGCCGGACACCACGAACTGGTACTCGGGCAGCCTCTGGTCGAGCACCGGCAGGCGCCTTACCGTCAGGTTCCAGACCTCGGGGCAGCTGGGCAGCCGTTCCAGGGCGCGGAAGGTCTGGATGATCTGCCGCCGCCAGGCCAGGTAGTCGGGCAGGGGCGTGGCGTCGCGTCCGGCATTGCGGTCGCAAACAAGCACCATGCCCTTGTAGCCGACCGTGTCCTCCTCCAGGTTGTGGTCGCCCTCGTCCTCCGGCTCCGGTGCCGGCGTCACCACCACCACCGGGAACTGCACCAGCGACTCGCTCAGGAACATCTGCTTGAGCGCGTTGCCGTTGATGGCCTTGGCCGTGGCCGCGCCCGTCAGGTTCAGGCCCTGGACGATGCTGACCAGGTCGTCGAGCACGCGGCTGGGCAGGGGGTCGGCCATTTAACCCGCCAGCCTTTCCGCCGTCCAGTCCTCCACAATCTCCGCCATGGTCTCTTCCAGCTCGTCATTGACGCCGATGAACGGCCGCGCCGGCACTGTCACGGAGAAGGCCAGGATGTACTGCTTGATGCCTGCCGGCTTGCCCTTCCGGCCGCGGCTCTTGCCCCGGTCCTCGACCAGGTAACGTCCCTCGCGGTGGAGGGTGCCGGGGAAGTTGCGGGCGCCGCCGGCGCGCATGGCTTCCCTGGTCAGCGGGATCGACAGGGCCCGGGCCTGCCGGGGCGCCACGGTGCCGCCGTCCTGGTGCAGCGCCGCCGACTGGTAGGCCGTGCCCACTTCCAGGCGCCGCGCCGTGATGTCCTCGATATGGCCCTCCGCCGCCTGCGCCGTGGCGCTGGCGGCCAGAAGGCCAAAGTTCCGCAGGGGCTGGCTGCCGCCGGTCGGCCTGGCGAAGCGCAGAGCCGGCCAGGGCGTGCCATCGGGGGCATGGGAGCCGGCGAAGTTCTCGTGGAAGCTTGACCGGGCCGCCACGGCGCAGCGCTTGAGCGCCGGCGTCCAGTCGAGCCGTTCCAGGTCGCCGGCGAGCTGGTCGCCGAGGGTCGGCAGCGTCAGGCTTTGATTGACTGCCATCCGTCACCACTGCACCACCTTGCCCAGCCGATCGTCGTTGGGATCGACCGGGGTGCCGAACAGGTCGTTGCCGCCGTCGAAGGTGCCGCTTTGCACCGTGCCCGGCGTATCGCCCGGCCGCTGCCAGGCGCCGTTGTTGCTCACCAGCACGCTGCACAGCTCCTTGCGCCGGTCGAAGCGGCCAATGTAGCGGTCGTCGTAATTGGCCAGGGCGCCGCCGCGGATCAGGGCCCAGTAGAGCGACTGCATGCGCTCGAACTCCGGCCCCCGGTCCCAGGCGCTAATCTGCGCCGCCTTGAAGCCGCGCGCCGTCAGCCCCTGGAGGATGTCTTGGTAGGCCGTCGCATGCGCCTCCGCGGCAATGCCCGTCCAGTAGCCGGGCAGGGCGCCGATGCTGGTATTGAGCGTCTCGGCCAGGGCCGCCAGGATGTCCGCATCTCCGAGGAACATGGGCCTACTTTCGCCGGGCCGCCAGCTGCCGCTCGAGCGCCTCCAGGCGCACCATGACGGCGGGCAGCTGCTTCTCGACCGCATTGAGCCGGTCGGGGATCGTGCTCACGTACTCCTGGGGCGGTGTCACCGTGGCCCGCGGCTTCTCCGGCGTCCGCACCAGCTGGGCATTGAAGGGATGGTCGCGCTGCGGCTGGCCGCACGTCTCGCAGGCCACGACCGGCACGCGCTGGCCCTGAACGGCGCTGGCGCCGTCTGGACCCACGGCGACCCGGGCGGCCGCCTGCACCTCCTCGCGGATGCAGAGCGGGCCGTGGCAGTGCGTGCATTCCCCCAGCGACATGATGCTGTCCCTCCACCGGGCCACGGCCCGGCCTGTGCCTAGGTGATGCCGTCGAGGTAGCCGCTGCAGAGCAGCTTGGCGAACCCCTTGTAGTAGTTTTCGGTCTGCGCGATCAGGCTCAGGGTCAGGGCCTGCCGCACGAGATGCTCGATCAAGGTCGAGCAGACGATGACGAGCGAGCTGTCATCGAAGACCAGCTGCCCGTGCGGGTACTGGGCCGGGTCGTCCGCCTGGTTGGTCGGATACTTGAAGCCGCGGAAGCGGGCATTGATCGTGCCCAGCGCCGTCTGCACCTCGGCCACGGTCGGCGTGTTCGCCCACTTGCACAGGATCGCGTCCCACCAGAATCCGAAGGCGGCCGCGCCTCGGAGATCGGACCACCACTTGACCATCCGCGTCTTGCTGCTGTCGATCGAGCCGGCGTCCGTCTTGAAGTCCGGCCCCTCGCGCTGCTGCCAGAGCAGGGGCTTGACCACCTTGTTCTTGACGATCAGGGCCGTCATGGCATGGGTCTGGCCGTCCGAGGCCGCCGCCGCCGCGCTGACGATGTTGTTGCCGGTGCCGACCGTGTGCGACGACGCGAAGAAGTTGGTGCCGTCAAAGCAAGGCGTGGTCTGGCCCAGCGCCAGGGTCTGCAGTGTCTGGATGCCCTTGTACTCGCGGGCGCCCTGGGCCATGGCCGCGGCCTGGCGCTTGAAGCCGTCGATCTGGTCGTCGTCGAGGTCCTCCAGCAGGCACTCGAACTCCGCGGTGTAGGTCAGGTTGGGCACGCGGTAGTTGGTCTCGCCGAGCTTGGCGTAGCGCCGGTAGCCCTTCCACTGGCGCAGGAAGGGGGGCGGGTAGAGCCAGGGGTAGTTCTCCACGCGGCCCTTGGACGGCACCTCCGTCAGGGCCACCTCGATGGGGGCAGGCTCCGCAATGGCGTCGTAGGCGTTGACGAACGCGGTGTTGAGCGCCTGCGTGTAGATGTCGATTTTGTCGGTGAGTGCCACCGCAGACCCTTAAGCCCTCCCCGGGGCCCCCCCGTCGTGTTGTCCAAGGCGCTGTCGTCCGGGGAAGACGATGAACGGGAGCTACCCGCAGCGCATTGGTTCCTCGACTCGTCCCGCGCCTAGTAGTCCGCGCTGGCCGCGACCAGGCCGACGCCGGCATTACCGATCAATTGAGTGGCGTTGCCGGCCACCAGGTTGGCGGCCGACGCCGTGGCCGTCAGGCCGATCGCATTGACCGTGTGCCCGGCCGCCGCCGCCGCCAGGGTGGTCAGGCCCTGGTTGGTGCCCGCGGCCACGGTGACGCCGATGCTCCCCTTGGTGACGCTGACGCTGGGTGCGGTGCGCATCTGCACCGGCAGATTGATCTGGATGGTGGCCAGGGTCGTCGTCGTGCACTGGCCGATGCCGAGCACCACGGAGGCGGCCGGCTCGTTGATCTGCCAGAAGTAGCGCTGGCAAATCTCCAGCTCGACCTGCACGTCGCGGTGCTCAAAGGTCGTCTCGGCCGAGCCCACCTCGAGCTGCACGCCGTTGAGGATGACCGAATCGTCGGCGCCCGCGGTGCCGGCCGGCGTCCACTGAAGCTGCACGGCCAGCTGCTTGCAGCCGGCGGGCACGGCGCCCGAGAAGCTGTAGCGCGTCATCGTGCTCGTCAGGGCCTGGGTGGAGTTGACCACGTTGGCCTGGCCCGCCCAGCTGCCGGCCAGGGCGTTGTTGGCGGTATCGTCGGTGCCGGTCCCCGTGATCACCTTGACCGTGAGGTTGCCGCCCGAGTAGTTGGCCCCGGTTCGGGCCCAGAAGCTGACCACGACATTCTGGCCCTGGGTCCGCACTGCGTCGGCGGTCTCGACCACCTGAATCAGGTTGAAGGCCGCGACGTCGGCATTGCCGGACTTGCGCTGCCACTTGAGCGATTTGGAGAAGCCGGCGACGTTGGTGTCGGTGACAATCGACCAGTTGATGGTCGAGGAGGCGCCGCCCTTGAAGGCGAAGCGGTCGGGGCCATAGGTCAGGACGTTGGCGATGTCGGCGGCCTGGCTGGTGCCCCGCTGCGCGGGGTTGGTGGTCATGTCGCCGCCGTCGATCAGGTTGCGGAAGTTGGCCAGGGTGCTCGGCACCACCTGCGTCGGATCGGTGCCCGCCCAGAAGGGCCGGATCAACACGAGGGTCGTGGACAGCACCTGGTCCACCCAGCCGACGAACACGGTATTCTGCGAGGTGTAGCCGACGGTCTGGTTGTCGACGACGAAGACGGCCTTGCCCTCGTCGCCGGCCGCCGCGGCGGCAATGGCCATGACGAAGCGCCAGGGCCGTTCGAGCTTGACGGGCCGGCCTGCCGTGTCGGTGGAGAAGACCTGGACGCGATCGCTCTCGGCCAGGATGCCGTCGAACTTGAGGCCGGCCGTGTCGGCAGCGTGGTCCAC